AAACTTTTAAAAGAGCAACAGACTTATCAGAAGTATTATATCATGCAGATATAGTGGACAATTTAACTACTGATGATCCTACTAAAGTATTGTCTGCTAAACAAGGAAAAGTATTAAGTGATACTCTAACTAATTATTTTGAATCAGCTATGCAGTCTATCAGAACTGAAACTGATAGAGCTATTAATGCTGAAAATAGAATAGAAACTAAACTAGATAAAGAGATAGACAGGTCTATCAAAGAAGATCAAAGAATTGATGCAAAACTTGATGCTGAGATTAAAAGGTCTACTGATGAGGATCTAAGGATAGATTCTAAGTTAGATTCTGAGATTAATAGATCTACCACTGAAGATGATAGATTAGATAAAAAAATAGATGCTGAAACAACAAGAGCAACTACTGTTGAATCTAATTTAAATACTAAGATTGAAACTGAAACTGATAGAGCTGAAAGAGAAGAATCTAGAATTGAAACAAAATTAGATAATGAAATTGCTAGATCTACAAATAAAGATACTGAACATGATAATAGACTTACTACATTAGAAGGAGATACTCATGAACAGAATACTGATTTAGGAACAACTAATTCAACATTTCAATTAAAATATAATACTGGTAATAAGATTAAACATGAAAGTGATGCTATCTCTGTTAGAAATGCAGCTGATACTGATTATGTTAATTTTATTGCTAAAAATGCTACATTTAAAGGAGATCTTTTAGTAGAAGGTCAATCCTTTGTTACAGAAGCAGAAACTGTAGAAATAAAAGATAATTTACTTTTATTAAACAAAGGTGAAGTAGGAGCTGGAGTTACTAAAGGAATTGCAGGATTAGAAATAGATAGAGGAACAGAACCTAACTATCAAATTATCTTTGATGAATCTGATAATAGATTTAAAGCTGGAGAAATTGGAGACATTCAATGCTTAGCTTTAAGAGATGGTGATAATAGTATGGTTAATGGAATGTTTACCTCATGGGATTCTTCTACTAAGAGATTAAAAACTACTAATATAGTTCCTAGTGATCAAAAACTTTTATTTGGTGATAATGGAGATATTGAATTAAAATATTCATTATCTAAAATGGGAGAAATTCTTTCTTCTGCAATTCCTGTGTTAAATATTGGAAGAAAAAGTTCTGGTTATCCTCATATTGAATTTGGATTGTCTAGTAAATATGCTTTAGTATATACAGATGCTCTAAATGGGATATATTTACAAAATCAAGTTTTAGGAAAAACTTTTAAAAGAGCAACAGACTTATCAGAAGTATTATATCATGCAGATATAGTTAATAATTTAACATCTGGTGGAACAAATAAAGTATTGTCTGCAGAACAAGGTAAATTATTACAAAATTCTATTACTAGTATACAAGGTTCTTATTTACCACTTTCTGGTGGTACAATGAAGGGTAATATTAGATTCCCTATAGGAAATGGAATAGTATGTAATGATGTAACTGAAACTGCTGCTTATGTAGTATTAAGAACTTGGAATGCTAATAACTCAACAAGAATGTATGTTGGTACTGTAAATTTTCCAACATATATATCTAGTACAGCTTCTGATTTAATACATGACAGAAATGGATCTTCTTATTTATTATGGGACTCTTATAACCTACCAACCCCAGCAAGCACAACTGATTTAAATAATTACTTGCCACTTATTGGAGGTACCTTAACTGGACAACTTACAATAAAACAATCAGTAGATATTAAATTGAGATTACAGTCCACTGATGCTGATAATTATTGTATTATACAAGCCATAGATTCACAAGCCTCCCAGTTAGGAGTATTTGGATATGCAGGAGATAAGTGGGCTATTGGACATGGTGGAACTTATTATGAAATCTGGGATAAATATAACCTAACTAATCCAGTAACATATACTACAGATACATATAATTATGCAACATTAAGAAATAAAGATGGACAGTATTTTACTTATATTAAAGCAGGAACTAATGGGTTATTGCCTCATTCTCAAGCTACATTAGTTAGTGGAGGATCAGGTTCCCTTGGGACTTCAGATCAGAGTTTTAATGCTGCATATATAAACAACTTACATACCAATAAAATAACTTTTGGTACCAATGGAGCATTCATAGATAACCAAAGTGGAGATTCTGATCATATAGGTATTGGATTTTATACTCCTCAAAATGCAGCTTGTCCTGTTTATGTAGGAAGTTTATGTGTTTCAAGTAGTTATGGTAATGGTGCTCCTAATATACCTACTAATGGAATATATTCTAAAGGAATTATATATATTGAAAATGGAATAGGATTTAGAAATAGTATTTGGACAAATGATTTAACTCCAAATAGAAATTATAGTGGATATTTACAAGTATTAGATGCTTATTATGATGCATCTAGTGCAGGAGGCCCTACTAATTATGGAACTGTATTACAAGTAAATTCAAGAAATTCTCATTGGGCAAATCAATTATGGTTTCCAGGTGGTGCAAAAGCTAGTAAAAATGGTCTTTATTATAGGCATATGGGTTATAATGAGACAACATATGGAGAGTGGCATAGGTTATTAACAAATAAAGATGTTAATATAATACAAACACAATCTAGTAGTAATCCTTCTACTTTACCAGTTAATCAAATATTTTATTCTGAAATAAAAGGAGTTGCTGAAACTCCAACACCTAATGGGTTATTATTTAGTGTTCAAGGAGATGATGAAGGAATTCAATTATGGGCAAATTCTGCTAGAACTGAACTTTATTATAGAACTAAATGGACATCATTTGGAAATTGGATTAGATTAGCCACAAAAACAGACTTAGATAGTTATCTCCCATTAACAGGTGGAAATCTTACTGGAAAATTAAGTATCAAGTCTAGTGGTCCTAATTTATTAATATTAGATTCAAGTAGTTCTACAGAAAGTGTTATTCATTTTTTAAGAAGTTCTACTTCAAAAGGGGCAGTTGGTTATTATGATAATATAGGAGCTTTTATATATAATTTCCCTTCTAATACTTATTTATTTGTTAAAGATGATGGAAAACCTTATGTAGGTACAAGAACAGATTATAAGAAAATATTAACTGAAACAGATATTACTGGATATGCAACCCAAACATGGGTAAATAATAAAGGTTATCTAACATCACATCAAACTATATATGATTTAACATTCCAAGCTGGAACTTTCTCTGCTAAAACATTTGATCCTAATGGTGCTGCAGCTACAGTTAATATACCTACAAGTACTAGTCATTTGACTAATAATAGTGGATTTATTACTAGTTCTGCATTAAGTGGTTATGCTACACAATCTTGGTGTAATAGCAAATTTGCTCCATTGACTAATTTTACTTTAACTAGTAATTATGCCACTATTAAAGGAAATGGAAATGAAATATGCATAGGAAACACATCTCAATCTTCTGCTTCAGCATATATGTCAATAAATTATAGAGTTCCAACTGGATGCACTTATGCTCCCAATGCTTTTTATTTTAGAGCAGGATCTGCAGAATCTTGGGCAAATATTTATGCTGGAAATGTATATATGAGTTCTAACTTAGTTGCCACTCAAACATGGTCATCAGGACAATTCCCTACTAAAACAGGAACAGGTGCTAGTGGAACTTGGGGTATTAGTATTTCAGGAAATGCAACAACTGCTTATACAGCATCTAAATTAGGCTCTACTACAATAGGAGGATCAGCTAAACCTATATATTTAAGTTCTGGAGCACCAACAGCATGTTCTGCAACAGTAGGTTCTACTACAGTTCCAGTATACATGAATGCAGGAACAATTACTCAATGTTCTACTACTTTAGGAGTCTCTATTACAGGTAATGCTGCTACTGCAACAAATTCAACTCAATTAGGAGGAACAGCAGCCAGTTCTTATGTAAAAGCTAATGATAACATTAGTAGATTAACTAATGATAGAAATTATGTTAGATCCACTTCCACATTAAAAGTAGCTGATATACAAGTATTAGATGGAGGTACTCCAGGATCTGAAGCAGGTATTTTATATATAGTATTAGAATAATTATGGGATTAACATTAAATGGAAAAGAAATTGCTTCCATGAAAATAGGTGGAAGAAATGTTAAAGAAGCTTGGTTGAATGGAAAGAAAGTATGGCCTACCTCTACTCATCTAACTCCAATTGTAGAACAAATAAGTGCTGCATGGAACAACTATCCAGTTCATTTTTGTGAATTTAATGGTAATACAAATCAAACTTACTTAAAACAAGGATCTACACAGTTTGTTCCTCAAAATTTTGGAGCTATGTCAGGTGCAGGTACTTTTGTTGAAGGAGTTGCAGGAAGAAAAGCCTTACAATGTCAATCAACTGATATATATTTAAGTAATCAAGCTAAAGCTCCTACAAATGTAAGTATTTCTATGTTAATAAAACAAACTACCACAAACAGTTCTTATTCTGGAATTTTAGGAGGAACAATTTTTGGACTAAATACTGAAGAATTTGGTTATGCTTTAGGATGGTCTCCTAGTATCCAAAGTAATAAATTTGCTGCTGAATGTTACTGTGAAGGTGGAAAAGGTGCTTCTGTTGTTTATTCTAGTAGTTCTGTTAATACAAATAAATGGTATCATGTAATGATAACTTATCAAGCTAATATTTTAAAATCTACAATTTCTATAAATGGAAGTACTTGGGATTATGGGGCAAATGCTAATGGTTTACTAGGAAATATAGGTTATGGTAATTTAAATAATTCTTCTTTACATCTAGGTTGTGTATGGCAGAGTGGAAAGAATTATTTTAAAGGATTAATACAAGATTTTGTTTTATGGAGAGATGTTTCATTATATGATAATCCCTCATTAGCTAAATTAATTGTAGATTACTATAAAGGATTAAATATAATTTAAAATGATAACATATAATACAAAAGAAGAAGCTAAGGCAGTTCTAAGAAATAAAGAATTGCCTTTTGGAGCTTCTATAATTTTAAATGCTAAAGATGGAGATTTATTAGGTGTTCAAGGTAAATCTAAAATGAAATTTTTAGATATGAACACTTTACCTCCTACAGATGGAAAATCTAACCAAGTTCTAAAACTAGATGATAATGGTAATGTAGTTTGGGCTGCTGATGATATGAGAGATATTGTAGATAATCTTACTAGTACTGATACAGATAAAGCTCTTAGTGCTAATATGGGCAAATATCTACAAGATAATAAACTAGATAATGGGGTTATAGCAGGAATAAATATAGTAACAGGACATGCTTATAAAATTATAAATAATAAATTAAATATAGAAATAGCTTATAGAAATTATTCTAAAGATAATAATACTTTTGATAGAAGGTACATAGATGATGTTATTCCAGAAGCTTCAGACACATCTACAGGAGTAATGAGTGTAGATCATTATAATTTATTGGCTAATATTGTAACTAATGCTAGTACTAATATTAATGGTATAATTCATAAACTGACTAATTATAGTTATTCAACTAATACTGTCACTCATAATAGTTCTATATTATATAAAGCTTCTACTGGAATTTGGTCAACTGCAAATGTTACACATACTATTAATGCAGCAACTACAACTAAAGCAGGAGTGATGACAGCAGCAGATAAAGTTAAACTAGAGAATACTGTTAGTGCTACTACTTCTGCCACTCCAGATACTTTAGGTTTAGTTAAACAAGCTGCTGATTTAACAGATTTACAAGCTGATACTGATCTAGAAGGTGTTAAAGCTCAATTTAACCAATTATTAGCTAATTTAAGAGCTGCTGGTATAATGTATCAAACTCCACAACCATAAGATTATGAGTAAAGTATTTTACAATAGTAAACTAGCTAAAGCAATCTTATTTAAAGGATATAATACAATTATGTTATTTGGCTACATATTTACAAAAAAAGAAAGTTTAATGCCTTCATCTCTAAGGCATGAATTAATTCACTGTGAACAATATAAAGAGTGTATTATAGCTTTCTTAATTCCATTTGCTATATTATGTATATTTTATAGTTGGTGGTGGTTACCTATCTATTTTTTAATGTATTATATTATATATGGAGTAGAATATTTGATATCTCTAGTTTATAATATATTTAAAACATTAATTAAAAAAGAAAAATTTAATATCTCAGATATTAATCATAAAGCATATAAAGCATCAGCCTTTGAGATAGAAGCATGTGAAAATGAAGAAATAGAGGACTATTTAGATCATAGAAAAGGCTTTGCTTTTATAAAATATTATGGAAAGCTATAAAGAATAGCTATAGTAAATTGTATAGTTTTTAAAAATTTTGAATATTTCTCATCTAAACATAGTATCTTTGTATTGGAATTAATTGGCCAATATTCCAATATAAACTAACTAACTAACAACTTAAATTTTAAAACAATGGCAAGAAGTTTAGATGATGCTGCTTCTAAGGGAGTGGCTGGTGCAGGTCTTGGATTGACATACTAGTCCCATATAATAGAAATATTATATGCAAATCCCTTGAATTGCTGGAAAGTCCTAATATTTAGGATAATCAGCAGCCAAGCTTTATAATTTAAATTTTAAATGTTATGATTAGAGGAATAATTTATAAGTACATTTCACCTTCTAATAAAGTCTATATAGGACAAACTATAAATGAAAAGGATAGAAGGAAACATTTTTTAAATATTCAATTATCTTATGGAGGAAACAAGATAGATAATGCTAGGAGAAAATATGGTCCTGAAAACTTTATTTATATTATTTTAGAAGAGAAATGGTATTATACTAAAGAAGATGCCTCTAAAGATTTAGATTTATTAGAATGCTATTATATAGGTTTAAACAATTCTTATGAAAATGGATATAATAGTACTTTAGGTGGTGGAACAACTACTGGATATAAGTTTACTAAAGAACAAAAAGAAACTTGTAGAAAGAGAATGTTAAATAATAATCCATTTAAAGGTAAAAAACATTCTAATGAAACTAAAAAGATTATAAGTGAAAAGAATGGAAAAACTGTTTTACAAATAGATCCTAAAACTAATAAAATAATTAATGAATTTGTTTCTGCTAAAGAAGCTGCTAGAAGTTTAGGTAAGACATCAAATGCAGAGATTGTTAAAGTTTGTAATGGATATATTAGTAAATCAGGAAGACATTATTATACAGCATTTGGATTTAAATGGAAATATAAAGAAGGTTCAGAGACTATCTAGAAATAGAGTACATCACAAGCTAATGGTGATGGAAGTAGGGGACATCTGAAAAGATGATGATATAGTCCAAACTACATGTATATATAAAGATGTAGAAGTTCATTAGAGAACTGTATAGAGCTTGCAACTCTATATGAATAAATTGTAGGTATAGCAGGTACAGCTCTAGGTTTGTGGGCATTAGTAAAAAATGGTGGTAATCTTTTAGGTGGTATTGGTGGTGGAGAAACTATTATAGCTAATAACACTTTAGGATATGGTGCTGCTGGTGTAAGTGGATTTGGATATACTCCTTCTGAAGTATATATGTCTGCTAAACAATGTGAAGATAATGTTGCATTGACTAGAGCAATCTATGATACTAGAATCAAAGATTTGCAAGAGAAAACTGGTATTTATAATTATTTCAATGACAAGTTCTGTCAAGTTGAAAAACAGGTTGCTGCTTTAGAACAAGCTAAACCTTATGAGCAAAAGATTTTGGAATTGCAATTCCAATTGGCTCAAAACCATTCAGATAGATATACTGATAAGAAAACTTGTGGTGTAATCTATGGAGTAAATGTATTACCTGAGACTCCAGTAGTAACAGGTTATGAAGGAGCTAATGGTCCTTGGGGATCATGTGGTTGCCCTAGAGTAGCTACTTCTTCTAGTACTCCTGCTGCATAATTAATTGGGGAGATTAAGTTCTCCCCTTTTTAATCTTATATTACTATGAAAAATATTGCAGAACAATTAGCAGAACAAGCTCAATTAGCACAAGAAAAATTAGGACAATTAACTAATAATAATATTCAGAAATTGCCTAAATCAGTATCTGAAGAAATCTTGGTAGAATTATCTAGTGTTTCTGAATCAGATATGTTAACTATGAATTCAATACCTGAATTTGTAGAAGCTAATAATCTCTATAATCAACATTTTCAATTGTTCCTTCTTAATAAATTTAAAGAAGAATTTAGTTCTACCAGAGAAGGTAGATTAATTTCTGAAAATTTATTGAAGGTAATTAAAGATTGTAAATCTAAAGCAGTTGAAATTAATAAACAAAAATTAGAAGATTTAGAAGAGTATAAGAAACATCAATTTGAATTTGAACAATGGTTAAAAGAAAGGAATAAATTATGATATCAGATGTAGAAATTTTTAAACAAGTAGCTCCTAGATGGATTAAGAATATTATAGTTCAACTAACAGGAAACAGTTTTGGTACTAAATTAATGCTTCCTATAGTAGATGAAATAGTTGAAAACAAAATAGGTTCTTTTGTTAGTTTACTAGCAGATTCTGAAGGTAATCTACACTTTGATAGACTGTTAGATAAATATCTCAAATTAATTGATGAAACAGGAGGATTTAAATTTAAACTTGGAGATCTTCCTAATGTTCCTAAAGGTTTAGCTAGTTTGATTAGTAATAAAACATATGAGATTGAAAGATCTGATCTAGAATCTCTAAAAACCTTATTTAATAATGCTAAAAATGAACAAGTTAAAACAGATCAGTTATGAGACATTTGATGAGTAAACTATTTGGAACCTCTGGATATGATTCAGATATGTTTAGTGACCAATTCAGACAAGACTTTGAAAACAAAGGCTTCAAGAATATGAGAAACTATAATGATGATATGAACATGTCTAGAAGATATTCTAATAAACCATTTGAACAAGAATCTATGCATAATAGGTTTTCTGAGAAAAGTGGTAAAGAAAAAGAATATTGTGATATTAAAATGATGGAACATGTTAAAGAACATGGATATCATTTAGATAAAGAAATGCTTGAATGTGGTCTGCTTCTATTAGATTTTGAAGATGATGAGCCTTGGTCAGTTGAAGAAACTGAAAGAGCTAGGAAAAATAATAATCTACATTTTACTGGAGAATTCTCTTCTGTAAATAAATATGATTTTAATTTTATTATGAACAAGAAGAAAGCTAAAGAAAAATATGAAGGTAAGTCTATTAATGAACTTGCTTATAATACATATAAGTCTTTAACTGATGATTCTTTTCCATATCCTGAAGCTAAGGCATATTTCATTTTCTTGACATATCTATATGGAACTATGGCAGAAAAACATAAACTATTCAGGTAATTGTTCTTGGATTTTGTTTAATGAGCCCTCTATCTTAATTGATAGGGGGCATTTTTTGTTTTATATAAATTTTTAAGTTATGAAGTTAGTTTTAAAAAGAATAAATAATCAAGATAACTATTGTGAAGGTAAGTTATATATTGATGGTATATATCAATGTGATGTAATTGAAGATGTAGATAGAGGTTTAACTAATGAAATGTCTGTTGCAGAAATTCAATCTAAAAAAGTATATGGAGAAACTGCTATTCCTAAAGGAACTTATCAAATTACTTTAGATGTGGTAAGTCCTAAATTTAAAGATAGGTCTTGGGCTACTTTCTGTGAAGGTAAACTTCCTAGACTATTAGATGTTCCTGGATTTGAGGGTGTTTTAATACATGTAGGAAATGATCCTATTACTGATTCTCTTGGCTGCCTTCTAGTAGGACAAAAAACTAAAGATGGTTGGGTTTCTAATAGTACCCAAACTTTTAAAGATCTCTATTATAAGCTTAAACAGGCTACAGATCAAATAACCATAACAATAGAATAATATGAATATAAAATGGAAATTATACTTAGGAGTATTTATAGTACTCCTAGGTTTAATATGTACTATTAGTTTTCAAGCTAAATATATTAAAAAACAGAAAGCTAATATAGAAAGATTATCTCATAATCAAGAAGCTCTCACTACAGAAATAGTTAATTTTAAAACTAAAGATTCTCTTAATGCAGCTACTATTAAATCTTTAATAGTAACTACTAATGAATATAAAAATATTAATGATGATTCTAAAAAACAAATAGAGGCTCTAAATATTAAATATAAGAGACTTTTAAAAGTTAATCAAACAATTACTCAAGAGAATCAAAATCTCCTCTTAAATAAGGTAATAGACACCTTATATCTTAAAGATACAATCATAAAAACAATAAAAGCAACATATAGATCTCCATATTTAGATTTAGATGTTATAGATTTAGGAAAACAATATAAAATAGAATATCAATCTAGAGATACTATAGATCAGATATTAGAAAATATTCCTAAGAAATTCTTATTTATAAAATATGGAACAAAGGGGTTTAAAACAACATATGTAAATAGAAATCCTAATGCTAAAATTACAGGAGCAACAGATTATGTATTTAAAAATAAAGTTTGGAAAAAGCTATAAAATGTTGTATCTTTGTAAATTAATTTAAATAAAATAGAATGAAAACAAGAGAACTAATATTTAGAGTATTACAGTTCTTATCTATTAATTCAGATGATTCTATACAAGATTTTTCTGAAGAATATATTTATAATATTTTAATAGATAAAAGAGCTTTTCTTCTAAAGCAACACTACAAGGATGCTAGAAAATCTGTACCTAGGTCTTGTTATCAAACATTAAATGTTCCTTTAGAAAAAATTAGAGTTGTTCCTGATCTTAAATATTCAGAAGTGCTATTAAGATCAGTGGATAAAATACCTGAAATGGTAGACTTTGCACAAGAAGCAGGAGTAGCTACTACTATTATAATGAGTACAGATTATACAGCAATTCCTTTTAATTTAGTTACATTTGAAAGATTGCCTTCTGTAGGTTCAAATAGATGGACAAAAGATCTATTATATGTAGCATTAGGAAATGAAAGATTATATCTAAAATCTTTTAATTCATCTTTTACTAATCTAACTAAAGTTTTGATATTTGGAGTTTTTTCTGATCCTTCTCAAGTATATTATGCTAATGGAAATGAAGGAGATTATTATGAAGAAGAATTTCCTATTAATAATTCTATGGTAGATCCTATTATTAGATTAACACTAGAAGAACTTACTAGAATTCAAAGACCTAAAGATGTTGTTAATGATGGAGAAGGAATTGAGGATCAAAGATCTAGAGTATAATTATGAGTGAACAAAGAGAGCATAAATTTAAAAATTCATATAGTTGTAAAGACTATTGGAGATATTATTGTAAAAATTGTAAACAAATTCCTTATGAGAAATATAAAGAGATATTAGATTTTATCATGGAACAATATTCTCTTCTTATTTCTGAGAAAGCTATGGATATAAAATTTCCTTATAGATTAGGACAAATTAGAATTAGAAAACATTTTAAAAGTCCTAAATTTGAAGATGGAGAACTAATTAATAATCTTCCTATTAATTATAAAGCTACTAAAGAATTATGGGAATCTGATCCAGAAGCTAAAAAAAATAGACAAGTAATATATCTTTTAAATCAACATTCTGATGGTTACATGTATCAAATTAGATATACTGTTTCAGATATTGCTAATAGATATGATAAACTAAGATTCTTAAAATATAAACCAGCTAGAATAATGTCTAGACAATTTTCTAAAAATATTAGAGAGCATAAAATAGATGCATTAGAACAAGAAAAATATGAGATATGTAAAATTGATTGAACTGTTAGATAGACTTAAAAGTAATAATATAATGGCAGATTTAAATTATGAAGCAGTAGTAATTTATGTTACTGATTTCTTTCAAATATTAAATTCTCCAAAATTACTTAGAGATTATAAAACAGAATCAGATATAGAAATAAAAGATTACATGGGTAAATTACCTTGTAATTTTGTTAAAGAAGTACAATTAAGAATGAGGCATCATAATAATGATAAAGCTTTCATTCCAATGAGAAGATCTACAGATACATTTCATCCTACAGGAAAACAATATTGTTATCAAGAAGGTCCATCTGATTTAACTTATACAATTAATAATGGAATGATTTATACTTCTTTTAGAAATGGATTTGTTGAAATGGCATATAGAGGTATAGTAGTAGATGAAGATGGAATGCCTATGGTTCCTGAAAACTTTGCTATTATGAGAGCTTTAATTGATTATATTAAAGTTCAATATTATACTATACTAGTAGAAAATATGAGAATGCCTTATCAAGTACTTCAAATGGTAGAACAAAGATATGCTTGGTCTATTGGTAGAGCTAGTACTCAATTACATCAAATGTCATTAGATGAAGCAGAAAACTTTACAAATATAGTTAATAGACTTATTCCTGATTTAAAACAGCATGATAAATATTATGCATCATTAGGAAGTAAGGAATATTTAAGAACACAATAATATGGGAATACCTAAGATTGAAAAACATTTGATTAAGGGAATTAATCAAGATATCTCAAAATCTAAGTTTAGCAATGAATATGCTTATGAAATAAGAAATGCTAGACTATTAGCTACAGATAGTCAAACTACTTTTGCTGTAACTAATGAAAGAGGTAATAAAGAATATATTATAACAGATAATAAAGGAAATACTGTAGCAATTAAAGGAATCATATTAGGACATTGTGAAGTTAAAAACTATATAGTATTATTTACACATCAAGAGAATCCAGTTATTGATAGAATTTATAGAATAGATACAGAAACTAATCAAATGATTACTATCTTAGAAGGAAATATGAATTTTAATATTCAACATAAGATAGAAACTATAGGATGGTATGAGTCTGATTCTATTATAAAAGTATATTGGATAGATGGTTTAAATCAACCTAGATATGTAAATATAGCAGATGGAGCTGAGAATGATATTAGTGTTATAGATTTTGTTCCTGAAATTAGCTATGGTAATATTGAAGTTAGCCAAACTACTGGAGGTTTATTTAAAGCAGGAATGATTCAATATGGATATAATCTATATAGAAAATATGGAGCTCAATCTAAACTTAGTGGCCTAAGTGAATTATATGCTATCACTAGTACAGGTAAAGGCTATGAAAAAGATACTAATGTTCCTGTGGCTTTTAATATAACAGTGAATGAAATTCCTGAACAAGGATTTTCTAATATAAAATTATATAGAATACATAGAACTGAATATAATAGTCTTCCTAAGATTAGTCTTATATATGATGGTCCTATAAAAGGTGGAAGTGAATTTACTTATAAAGATAATGGTTTAGTATCACTAGAAGATGTGTCATTAGAACAATTAACTTTTTTAGGATCAGATTTTTTAATTCCTAATTGTATTGCTCAACATTCAAATAGATTAATATTTGCTAACTATAAAGAAGAACATAGTAATTTACAAGATTTAATAGATCCTAATGGTAAATATAATTTTCAAGGAGCAGAAGAACTAGATTTTGATAAAGCTAGTAGAACTTATAAAAGTAGTGATAATGATTTAATCAATGCCAGTCCAAACTTTATTAAATATAGTATAGGAGCTGAAACTCAAATTATAGATACTTATACAATATTACCTATTGAACAACAAAATTTCACTCAAGATGTTAATAGCACTTCAGTTGCTGCTAATGAAACATGGAAAGGTAATATACAATCCAGTTTAAAATATAATCCATATCAAAATGATCAAAAAGGAAAAATTAAAACTTCTTTTAAAAGAGGGGAAACTTATAGATTTGGAATACAATTCTGTGATAAATATGGCCAATGGTTAGAGGTAATATATCTAAAAGATGTTTATATACCTAGAGGAATAAATAATATCAAATCTAATCCTAGAGGTGGATTAGAGTCTTACACAGAAGCTCCTTTTAATGAAATTAAAAATGGGTTAAATGTTAATATATCTGCTAATTATTCTAGAATAACATTTACATTGCCTATAAGTCTTTGTAAAATATTAGTACAAGATTTTGATATTGTTAGAGCTAGAATAGTTAGAGTTAAAAGAGATACTTCAAATTCTAGTATACTATCTCAGGGTATATTAACTCCTACTATCTTTCAAAGAACTCAAAGAGATACTGGTTTTTGGGCTATGCCTGATTATTTAACTAGAAATATGGGAATTAATAGTCCTGATAAAAAGACAGTAGCTACTTCTAGTAAAATGCCTACACATGCAATATTTCCAGCTAAAGGAGTATTTCAGCCTTTATGTGGAAAAGCAGATTTAACAGTTGGAGTATTAGGCAGTCCTGATAGTTATGTATATGATAATATAGAATTTGATGCAAAAGATTCAACTTTTTATAATCCTGTAAGTATTATAGCAGATACTACTGATTCTAACTATTGTGTTTATGGAGATAGTAGTATTGTAAATATGTGGTCTCCTGAAATATCTTTTCCAGATCAACCCAAATTAGATTTAAACTCTTGTGAAGTTAAATTGGTTGGAATAACAACTAATAGATGGACATTATCATCTTCCACAACATTAGACACTACTAATAATAAGAATGTAACTGTTAGTGCTAGTATTCCAGGATATGAAGATAGAATTTTAACTTATCTTAGACCTGGCTATCTTAGTAATGGAGAAGGATTGATTTTTACTTATGATAGCCCTACTAATAATCATAAAATTTCTTATTTTAGAGCTTATTATGGATTTGATCCTATTAAAAAAGATTCTTCAGATAAATATACTTTATTGAGAACTGATAGTGAAAAACAGTATGGAGGAGCTAATAATGGCACTGTTGATTTATTTATGAAGAATATAGGTAAATCTATAAAATATAATTCAGATATAGATCTTCATTATACTGATAGAGATGCTACTAAAACTTTAACATATCATGGTAAAACATCTCAACATATAGTTTTTCCTGCTGTAGCAGAATTACCTGAATATGATAATGTTCAACCTTATTATCATTTCCAAAGTAATACAGATAAAGCAATAGATGATGTATTTACAGCCTATAATGATATTAAGTATGCCCCTATTTCTGATATAGAGCATGGAGAAAAAGGAACCTATAATTGGACTACTAAAGAATTTCCTATAATAGAACTTAGTAGAAAGATAACTGGAGAATCTGGACAATATGGAGAAACAGATAATAACAATAATCTATATATAGTATGTAGTAAAGAAGTTCCTATAGAATATTCCAGTACTATACAGAAACCTGTTGATATTATTGCAGATCAAGGAGATATTTATCTACAAAGATTTAATCTTTTAAAATCATATATTACAGATACACAAGCTACAAATGGAGTTGCAGAGGTGTTATCATTTATGGTAGAATCTACTATAGACTTAGATAGAAGAATAGATAACTCAGATAAATTAACTGATATTAAATATACACAACCTGAACAATATTATAAATTTAATGAAGTGTATAATCAGTTAAATGATCTATTTACTTATTCTCAAATACCTTCAGATGTAGATGTACAAACTAATTTTCCTAATAAGATAATTGCTAGTAGTACTAAAACATTAGGATCTAAAATAGATAATGCTACTAATATTCTTCAAAATGAATTTATAGATCTTGATGGTCAATATGGTGAAATTAGAAAATTACAAGAATTTAATAGTTTCATGTATGGATTTCAAGATACTGCTGTAAGTTATCTTATTATTAATCCTAGAGTTCAGTTAACTCCTTCAGATGGAGTACCTATTGAATTAGGAACAGGACAATTCTTATCTGATAAAAGATATATTACAACTAAATCTGGAACTACTAATAAGTGGGGTGTCTGTTCTTCCAATACTGGAATCTATTATATAGATGATACTAATAGTTCTATTAATAAGATTACAGGAGAAGGAATGCAAGATATTTCTACTAATTATGGATTTCACTCATACATGTCTAATATAGATCTATCTCAAGATTTTAATTCTTTCTTTCATAATAATAATGATGAAATATATTTTAATTTTAAAGATACAGAATCATTAATATTTAGTGAAGCTGCTAATGCTTTTACTGAGTTTATGGATATTACACCAAATATATTTATTAATTATAAAGATACTTTCTTAACAGATCATATAATAAATAATATGGAACATTTATATCTTCAATTTGAAGGAGACTATAATAGTTTTTATGGAGAATTAAAAGATAGTTCTATTACTATTATATCTAATGAGAATTATGATTTAGATAAAACATATGATAATATAGAATTTAGATCTGAATGTTATTCTTTAGAAAATAATAAATGGGATAAAGATGTATATAATGAAACATATAATTATATACATTCTTGGAATGAAAGACAAAATTCAGAAGAAGTTCCATTAATATTTGGTAATAATTTAAGAGAAAGATTTAGAATATGGAGAACACCTATTCCTAGACACTCAAAATCTTTAATTAGAATGAGAAATGGATGGCAATTTATTAAGCTAGGATTAAAGAATGATAATAATAGGAAAGTTATATTACATGATATTAATGTTAAATATTCTATATAATGCCAGATAAATATACAAAAAGTAAAATTAAGAATGATCAAGATGCTAAAAGAATATTAAATAGAGCTTTATTTGCAATTCATAATAATGATAAAGATATTTCAAAAAGAGGTGCAGGTCTTTATATTCAAGGATATAATAATCCTAAAAATGTATTAGGATTATCTGGAAGACCTGAAATACACACTATAGATTCTCTTTATCAAACTGATTCTATTGGAAATGCTCAAAAGATCTTACAATATATGCATGATAAAAAATTAGGAGCACCTAATACATCTATTATACATCCAGAATATTTATTAGATGAAGGTGTTACTAATAGAATGAGAGAGTTTTATAATGTGGGTAAAAATTTAGGATTAAATGAAAATGCTATTTCTGCATTGATGGCTTTAAGTTATGGAGAAACTTTATATAATAATGATCTAAATAACTTATTTTCTTATAAGAAAACTCAAATGCCTACTGTAGAAGGAGATGATAGAATTATTAATTATGGATTATTTTCTTTAGAAAATCTTAGAAAAACAACTCCAGAAGAGAAAAAAATTACAGGGAAAAATTATATAGAAGATTCTGATATGCCATATGGTAAATATAAAACATATTTAAAAGAAAATAAACTTAAAGATAGTATAGAGTCTCAAATAAATTATTATATTAATCAATACCTACCAAGTAAAGAAAAATCTTTTAAAATAGAAAATTTAAATAATAAAGATATTAATAGTGCTGTAGAATATTTGTTTAAGATGCAAGGAACTAAATTTGATCCTAAACAAACTACTACTATGAAAAAAAGAGCAGAATTTTTTAAAAATAGTAAATTTGAAAATGGTGGTAAAATGAGTATACATATAAAACCTGAAAATAAAGGTAAATTTAATGCTACTAAGAAAAGAACAGGTAAAACCACTGAAGAACTAACACATAGTAAAAATCCATTAACTAGAAAGAGAGCTATATTTGCTCAAAATGCTAAGAAATGGAAACATGCTAATGGAGGAGAACTATTAGGATTAGATTATTATACCAATCAATTAGATGGAGGAGGATTGTTGAATTCTCCTATGGTATCTAGATCTATAACTATGCCTAATCTAACAGCACAAGCTCCTGATCCTACTATGACATTAACTCAACAAGCAGTTAATCCTATAATTCCAAAACAAGGAATTGGCTTAGGAAGCATTGATCCTGTAAGTACTGTGTCCAATATATCAACATTATTTTCTTCTCCTAAAATAACATCTCAAGGAGAAAATCAACAGGCTGATGTTGATGAAGAAAATAACTTTGATCCTACATATATAGATGTGTCTAAAGTTAAAAAAGATTTTGACACTAAACAAGCTATGATAGGATCTATTGGAGCTGGAGCAGGATTAGGATCTGCTTTTGGTCCTGTAGGATCTGCTATAGGTGCTGTAGGTGGTGCTGTAGTTGGTGGTATTAAATCTATCTTTGGAAATAAAAAAGCTAAGAGAAAAGAAAGAAGAGCTAAAAATAAAGCTAGAGGATTAAATACTATGGCTACATTAGAAAGTTATATGGGAAAAGCATATGGCTTTGCTGATGGTGGAAATATTAATAATTTAATGGGTAGAAAATATTTTGCAGAAGGTGGTTTAACTTCTTTTAATACTGGAGGTAGTCATGAAGAATCTCCTATAGGTGGAATACCACAAGGTATAGGTGATAATGGAAATGTAAACTTAGTTGAAGAAGGAGAAACTAGATATCAAGATTATATCTTTTCAGATAGATTAACTTTAGATGAAGATATAGTTAAAGAATTAAATCTTCCTTCTAATCTAATAGGAAAAACATTTGCTGAAGCTAGTGAAATATTAGCTAAAGATATAGAAGAACATCCTAATGATCCTATTAGTAAAAGAGGTTTTGAAGAAATGATGATTAGATTACAAGCAGCAAATAATATGAAAAAAGATTTAGAAGATTCTAATACATTTGCTGAAGGTGGAAATTTAAATGGAGAACCTATGGAACCTAGTCCTTCTATTAAAGAAGTAGAAGGTGAAGATGAAAATCTAGGCAATGAGCTAAAAGAAGTTACAGATGAACAAGTAAAAAGAATTGCTGCTTCTAATATTAAAGAAGAAAAAATAAAAGGTGGTAGAGCTTCTGAAGAAGTAAGAGAAAATGCTACTGAATTATTTGATCCTTTAGAAATATCTGTAGGTATTAAAGTTGAAATGGAACATACAGATAGTATAGAAGCTGCTAGAGAAATAGCTCTAGATCATCTAACAGAAAATAAAGATTATTATACTAGATTATATCATATAGGATTAATTGATGAACCTATTACTGAAGAAGAAGAAAATTTCTTAAAAGAGAAATGGACTAGAATAGAGGATGTACAAGCCATAGATGAACAACAAGGTATAGTTGATATGCCTGAAGAAGAAAATGTCTCTAATGAGCTAGAACAGCCTTTAAATCAAGAAATGCCTGTAGAACCACAGCAATTTGCAAAAGGTGGAGATTTATTTGGTCCTAATAGAAATGGAGCTTATTTTAGAAATGGTAGATGGTATTTAAATTCAGATCCTAGATTATCTAATAAAACTAATATTAGAATGGATAATCCTAATAGAGGAAATTATTGGAAAACAGATCCAATATATCCAATTCCACCAGAAAGACAATTGTTTAAAGTTCCTGATATTAAAGGTGGATGGAATGGTATATTGCCTGATAATACTAAACCTTATGGGGATACTTTTAATCCTCCATTTATTAAAGGAGGAGAAGATGAAAAAACTACTGTTGAGCCAATTAAAACTAATACTTCTACAACAAAAAAAACTAGTATTCCTTCTATTGATACTGAAGAAGAATTTGATAGAATGATGGATAGAAAATATAATTTTGGAGATTTAACAGGATTAACAGGTCCAAGATTTGATCCTTATCAATTAGAAGCTTACTTAGAAGGCAATGCTATTGCTCATGAAAATGAAGTTAATTTTGATCCAACTTCTGATTTTGAATTAACACCAGAAGAATTAGCCACATTAAGTCCTGAAGATTATCAAGCTTATAAGAGACATGAAAGAGCTATGAAATTACAAGGATTAGGTTCATTACTACAATATGCTCCAGTATTAGGTAATTTAATTGGAGCTGCAACAGTAGGTAAAGCTGAAAGAGTTAATCCTACATATATTACACCAGAACAATTAAATGATTATCTACAATATAATCCTATTGATCCAAATACATATACTAATCCTATATTAAATCAAGCTTCTAATGCTAGAAGATCTTTTGCTGATGCTAGTGGTGGTTCAAGAGCTGCTATATTAGCTGCTAACTTAGGTTTAAATGCTCAAACTCAAAAAGCAATTTCAGATGCTGCATTACAAGCAAAAGCTGTTAATGAACAAAGAAGAGTGCAAGCTAAAGAATTTAATAGAGGAACTAATCAATTTAATGCTTCAGAGAGAGCTAGAGCTAAACAATATAATGCTTCTTCTAAGACAATGACTGATGATATAAATGCTAGAAATAGAGCTGCTAGAAGAACTGCTATTAGAAATTATCTATCTGGAGCTATGCAAGGATTAGGAAGTATAGGTAGAGAAAAAGCTTATAGAAATACTATTAAAACTATGGGTATGGATTATTATTTAGATGCTCTAGGAAAAGTGAAATATAAAAAATCATAAAAATTTGGAATAACTTTAATAATTTAGTATCTTTGTGATCTGTTGCATTTAGATTATATATATGTATACAACTAAGTGCAACACTTCACACTAAAATATAAACTATGGCAGTTAACTACTATGATCAATTTCAACCATTGACATATAATCCAATGACTCTACAAGAAATGCTTATAGGACCACAAATGATGCAACAAAAACATGATCAATATCAAGCTTTATTAGATCAAGAAGGCTTATTTGATGTTCCAGCATTAGAAGTAGATAAACCTGGAGTACAACAATGGATGGATAAATATAAAGAAAATATTAATGATCTATCTGATCAACTATTAAGATCTGGTTATAATAAAGATCTTTCTAGAAGAGCTAGACAGATATTGCAAGAAAAACAACAAGCTATCTCTAGCAGAGGTTATTTAGGAAGAGCAAGTCAAGCTTATCAACAATATTTAAAGAATGTTGAAGATGAAAAAAAGAGATTAGAAAAAGGAGAAATTAATAGAGATCAATATGAAAGAGGATTAGCATTTGCTTTACAAAGATATAATCAATCTGGTGGAGCAGGTTCTAATGCAACATATTCTCCATGGTATTCTACTAGAGCTGTAGATTTACAAGAGCTTGTTAGTAAATATGGAAAAGAAATTACTCCTCAAACTATTGCTAGAGATTTAGGATATAAATATGATCCTTCAACAGGTATTATAACAGATTCTTCTAATAAGACTGTAACTATATCTCCAGAAAGAATTAAAAATACTATAATTAGTAGAATAATGAGTAATCCTGAAGCAATGTCTTATTTAAAAGAAAGACAACAATTAGGATTAACTAATAATATTATGGAAGATTTAGATAAGTTAGGTAATGAAGGAGCTTTAACTTTCTATAGAAATGATGTTGAAAATAAAACTAATTATGATTTTGGATTATTTAAGAAATATCAAGAAGGAATATTTAATGATGCAGAAATAAGTAAAGATGCTATTGCTGAAATTATTTCTTTAGATAATATGCCTATTGAAAATTTAGCTAAAGTAGCAAAGTATGGTTTAGGAAGAGGTAATGCTTACAGACCTGGATCATATATGCCTGGAGCATTAAGTTCTTATGGAACTGAATTTCAAACTAATAATACTAAAGAATCTGAAATGATAAAATCTCATGCTAATGAACAATTAGATAAAGATTTTAGTTACTGGCAACAGATAGATCCTAGTGTGACTAGAGATGATATTATAGAATGGGAAGATAAATGGGCTAAAAATAATAAAGCTACATTAGCATTTAATTTTGTACCATCAGCTAAATATGAAGAAAAATATTCACAAGATATAGATAAAATTAAAAATGGTTCTTTCCCTAATTCTATTAAAGATTGGGCTATTGAAGGACAAAAATTAGAAGATGGAGATGACTGGATAGATGCTATTGAATATGATCCTAAAGATAATAAAGTGGTAGCAGTATCAACTGGATGGTCAGGTAATGGTTATATGTTGGCAGAAATTACTATGCAAAATGGAAAAACTATTAGAGCTGTAAGAAAACCTCAAGAGTCTGATAAAGCTAAATTTGCAATAGCTGATTCTATATTTAATCATTATTATGATAATAATAGGGGTACTAGTAAATTTATAAATCCTGAAACAGGAGCTCCTATTATTATGAATAAATTTATCACTCCTGATGGATTAAAAGCTACAGTAACTTTACAAAAACCTGTATATAATAATAAAGGACAATTAATGGGATATGAAAATGATCCTTCTTATACCAATATTAGCTATAATGATATAATGCAAAGATTAACCCCATTTGTTTTAAAAGATAAATATGTTAATAAATACTCAAAACCAAGAGAATCTTATTGATAATGAGATTCCAGATTTAACCAACAGTATCAAGGTAGATAAAACAGGAAAGAGATATATAGATGATCCAAACTCTCCTAGTGGTAGAACATATCTATATGATAGTCCTATATCTAACTATGATATAATGAAAAAAGCTGCTGAAGAAAATATTCTTCCTAAAGAGTGGCTTCAAAATAGTCCTATACATTATAATGTAGCTGATGGATATGATACAAATATGGATTATGAATCTTTAATTAATCCAGAGTTAAGAGAAGATTATTTTGCTAAACAACAATCATTATTAGGATTAATAGGTAAAGGAGCTGTTAGAGGAATATCTGCAATCACTGCAGGTACTCTAGAATCATTAGGTTATTTAGTTAATCCTAATACATATAGAGCTTTATTTGGAGAAGAAATTGTAGGAGATTTTGAAAACCAATTTTCTAAAACATTTAGAGAATTAAAAGAATCTATGAATGATCTTACTGATCCTATTTATAGAACTATGCAATCTAAATCTGATAGTTTATGGGAAGCTATGTTTGATGCTACTTTCTGGGCAGGTAATGCTGAAAGTATTGCTACAACATTATCTCTTATGATTCCAGGTATAGCTGCTGCTAAAGGATTTAGTACTGTAGGGAAAGGATTAGGAAAACTAGGAATGAGACTTGGTGCTACAGCTAAAGGAGCAGCTAATACAGCAAGAATTACAGCTAATGTAGGTGCAGGTCTTACTAGTAGAATTATGGAATCTGGTATGGAAGCTAAAGAAGCTTATGATAGTTTTATTGAAGCTCACAAATTAGATGACAAATATGTTAATGATGAAGCTCAATTAAGATTAGATGCTGGTAAAGCTGCTTCTATTACCATGCAAGCTAATATGCCTTTATTTTTAATAGATGCTTTTCAATTTGACAGTATTTTAAGTGGATTTGCTTCATTTAAAAATGCTAATTCTAGATTAAAAAGAATTGCTAATAGTCTATCAGATTATGGTATGAATGCTGCATCTGAAGGATTAGAAGAAGGTACTCAATATATTATTCAAAAAGAAGCTGAGTTTAGTGCTTTAAGTGATCCTGAATTAAAGAAAATGTTAGGTGAATCATTTTCTGAGAGATGGGATAAGTACACTGATGATATAGAATTCAAAACTTCTATTTTATTAGGAGCTGCTGGTGGAGGTTTATTTAGAGCTGCAGGACCTACTTTAAATAAAATATACACAAAAGCATTAGATAGATTAAATAGATATAGAACAGCTAAAGAAATAGCTACTGTTCAAAAGAATCCAGATGCTTTTAAAATTTTATCTCAACATGAATTTGAAGAACAATTAGGAAAACATGTAAAAGCTGATAGCTTAGATCAATTAATTCAAATGTATGAAGACAGAGTAGGTACATTAGAAGGAGAAGATCAAGTAACAGCTAATAATTATTTAGAAACATTAAAAGCAATAAAGCCTACTATTGATAATCTTCAAAAATATCCTGCTTTTAGAAAAAATAAAAAGGCAGCTACATTATATGCTTTAGTTGAACAAGAAGGTATTAAACAACAAGCATTAGATCAAACTCTTAATAATGAATTAAATACTGCTGTTCAATCTATTATAGAAGGAAAAGAAGATGCTTCTAGTATTGTGCTAGCTTTAAGGAATAGAGCAGCTCAAGAAGTACTAAAAAATATAGATACTATAAGTAGAGTTAAAGATTTAGGAGAAAGTAATTTTAAAAATCATTATAAAAAACATATAGCAGATAATAAACAACTTATTCTTCAAAAGAATAATTTATCTAATATTATAGCTAGAAATCCTAAATTAGAAGATATAGCTTATAATTTAGAAAAGAATTTTGCTGAAAGAATGATTTCTATAGATCTTCTTACAGAAATGCAAAATCTTAAAACAGAAACTGAAGAAACTACTAAAGAAAAATCTTCTCCAAAATCTAAAGAGAAAGTTTCAGAGCAGACTACTAAAACTAGTGAAGAAAAAACTGAAGAAAAAGTTAATAAAAAGAAAACTAAATCTTCAGAATCTCCTGAACAAGATGTAGATTCTAAAGCATCTAATGATGAAGGTTTAGATTATAGTAGTACAGAATCTGGAAATGTATCAGAAACAACTGAATTTGATATAGATGATTCTATCACTGCTACAATGAATGAAGAATTATTTGGTCCTGTTCAACAAGATTCAAATGATACTATTACTGATAAAAGTAGAAATAGAGATGAAGTGATTAATGATATAGTAGAATCTATTAATAGTGCTTCTAATCTAAATGAATATTTAGCTGCTAGAGATGAGGCTAAAAAGTCTGCAGAGACAAGTGCTTTGTCTAAAGAAGCTTTTAATAAAATATATAAATCTGAAGATGATCTTTTAAGAGATTTTAATTTAGATAATCCTACAGAATCACAAGCTAATGCTTTTGCAGCTAGATTCTTTGATATTACAGAAGAGCCTGTTGCTGCAGAACTCATTAAAGAAGCTTTAATGAACAAAACTCCTATAAATGAACAACTATTAGGAGAAGAAGAGTTTATAGCTTATAATGAAGTTTTAGATTATATAAAAGGATTACAAGAATCTAAACAATATGGAGATGTTACTCCTTCACAAGATATTCCTGATAATATTCCAGTACAAGAAGATAATAGTCAACAATCTGATAATGTAGAAACTGAATATAATCAGAATGATCCTTTAAGATTAGTATCTTTTAAATATAGTTATGATAAATATACAGATTCTCAAGGTAATCAAAGAATAAAAACTATTCCTCAGAATAGAATGGATTCTATAAAATACAATTCTTATATTAGTTTTGATGAAACTATTAAACCTGAAGTGGCTAATGTAGGATCTAAAGTTTTCTTTGGTATTCCTGAAGAATTTCTTCAATATCAACATAGTGCAGATGATGCTGATATTTTAATATATGATGAAAATAATAATGGTATTAGTTGGTTAAGAAGAGAGAAAAAAGCTAGAGAGTGGAAAGCTACAGATCAAGAAATACATATACTTAAACAACAAAGAGCATTATTATATAATAAAGCTGTTAGTTATCAAGGAGAACCTATATTAATTAATGGTAAAAGAATTATTCCTTGTAATGTATCTTCTTTTATAACTAGTAAATCTTATGGTATAATTACACATGATGGAGATAATTATTATCCAATTAAAGAAGCTTTACAAGTAGATAGTGTTGAAGATATTAAGTTAGGTATAGTTGTAGGAAAAGAAACTAATGGATATACTTTTAATATTCCTGGTGTTGATATGAATAATTTTCATACACCACCTGCTGATAACTTTAGAACAGGTCATTTATTTGCTATGGTACAAAGTGCTAATGGAGATTATTTTCCATTAAGACTTTACACTCAAAAATATAATACTTTACAACAAGGTTCAGCTCTACATAACTATTATAGGACTAATATTAATAATGCTTTTAAAAAGATATTAGATTCAGATCCTGAAGTTTCTAGTAAAGGATCTTATGAACTATCTAAATATGTTGTTATTAGATTAGTGAAAAATAATAGTGCAGATCTTCCTTTTATGATTCAAAAATATAATGGATCTGAATATGAAGATGTTGAAGCTGTTTCTAGAGAAGAAGCTATTAATAGAGTAAAAGAATCTTTAATCAACATTCCTTATAATCTTTTAAATAAATCTGGAAATAAAATAATGAATGAATTATTGAATTCAGATGCATTACAAATGAATATATTTCCAGGTGAACCATTTCATTCTCCAACATTTGGATATGATAGAAATTTAGTAGATCTTAATCCAGTAAAAGAAACTATATCTGAAGTTAAAGAACCTACTAAAGAAACTAAAATAGAAGAACCTAAACCAAAAGAAAAAATTACAGATCCTGTAGAACAATCTTTTGAACAAACTTTAACTGTAGATGCAATAAAAGAATTACCTAATTCTCCTAAAAAAAGAGGTCCCTTATCTGGTCCTAATAATAAATTAGCTAATAAGTTAAAAGGTAAAAACTTTATTAAACCTGACTTATCTAGAAAAGCTGAATGGGGAAAAGATGATGACAAATACAGATTAATGTCTGAACCTTTAAACTATGAAAAAGCTGATTTAAACAAAGAATTATCTTGGTTAAAAGAAAATTTACCTCAATTAACAGACAATGAATTAGTTGAGATTCACAGAGGTCTAATTAATGTGGGTAATTTATATGCTTGGGGAAGATTTAAAGATGGAATTATAGAACTATCAGATATAGCTGCTAGTGGAACTACATACCATGAAGCTTTTCATGCTGTATTTAATATGTTTTTAACAGAATCAGAAACTAATAAATTATTAGAGAAAGCCAGAAAAGAACTTGGTTTAACTGGTAAATCTGATGTAGCTGTAGAAGAAACTCTAGCAGATAAATTTAGAGATTATGTAGAAACAGATCAAATTACTAATAAATCTATCTTAGATAGAATTAGTGATTTCTTTAAAAATATATATTACTTAATTAAAAATAAATTACATCTTAATCCTTCTATAGAACAAGTATTTTATGATATTAATAGAGGAAGATATTCTAAGAAAAAATTTGAAAAGAATAGGCCTTTAGTAGAGAGAAACTGGTTATCTTATATCACTCCTTCTGTTTATAAGAGAAGAGTAGATATGCTAGTAGATACTTTTGAAGATATTATAGATAATTTAGCTCAAGAATCTCCTGAATTAAGTAGAGTTGATGTTATTAAACAATATTCTTTAGAAGATTATATTCTAACCATACATGATCAATTATATGCTTCTGCACATGGAAATAATGCTGTTTATACAGATCCTACTCAAATAGATGCTATTGATTTAATTACAGATGAACTTGTTCAATTTGATGCTGATGGAAATCCTCAATTTGGTCAATTAGCATTAGATATGTTAAAAGAAATATCTGCATTAGAAGGTATTACTTTTAAAGCTCAACAAATTGTTGATATGGATATGAATCAACAAGATGAGAACACTGAGTTCATGAATAATGAAGAAGTTGTTAAACAAGAAGGATGGCAAATAGATCAAATGTTAATATCACCAGTAACTAAACTAAGACAGAGTACAAGAAATATTATTAGAAGGATTCCTAAAATGACTTCTGATGGAACTTTAGTATCTCCAGATGATTTAGGATATCAACCTTATATGAGTGGTACAGAAGTTTTTGCTACCATGTTAAATAAACTATCTACAATGAATAAACCTAGTGATTTAATGAAGACTTTAGAATCTTTAAGTCAAAGTTTTCCTTGGGTAGATTCTATTATAGATATTTTAAAATCAGATCCTAAATTACAAGTAGATTTCTACAACTCATTTAGAAATGATTCTGTAGAATATATGATTATTAGCTCTCAAAGTGATGGTACTATGAGAGTATTTGGAGGTAATAGTGTCAATAAAGCAGGAGAATTATTAAGGATATGGAGTTCTAATTATTCTTTAGCTAGTCATAATAAAGAAGAATTTATAAAATCTCTAAAAGAGAATTCAGATAAAATTTATAAAATATATCAAGAAGTATCAGGTAATCCATTTAGACTTCATAAAGTTAGACTTTGGAAAAAGAATTGGAAATCAGGTAAATTTAATAATCCACAAATCAATGCATGGGCTAGAGAAGTTTCTGGTATGTTGAATACTATAGGAATAGATAGTAAACCATCAGAACTAGTAAAAGTTTTTCAATCTAATATGAGATTAAATGATGATAATTCTAACTTTCAGCCAATGCAAGATTTCTTATTGAATTCATTTAGAGTGTTGAGAGCTTTTCATGATACCATAAATAAAGATGATTATGATATAAGAAGAAATACTTATTATGATCTTGAATTATTACCTGTTAATGTTAGAATAAAAGCATTAAGTAAAGCTTTATCTAATGTTAGACCATCATTATATGAATCTTCTTTAAGAGAAGATGGAAAGACATATTCTACAAATATTACTCCATCTTTTATAGGTAAATTGTTTAAAAGACTTACAGATGTAGAAGATAAAAGTGCATTTGAACCTTTTAAGAAAAGTTTCTTTTATACTAATAATGAAGGTAAATTTACACATCCTTGGCTAAAAGAACTTTATAATATAAAAACTAAAGATCTTGCTAGTGAGATTCAAGTGTCTATGTTTCTAGAAAAAGATAAAACTAGATATTCTGAATTAAGTAAACCTGATTTCTTAGGATCTAAAATTAATTTATGGTTTAATAATGGAGCTAGAGATTATGGTTATTTCATGTTACCAATTCCATCAGATGCTTCTTCTATGCCAGTAATTAGATTTCCTAAATCTTATGATTTAAGTTATTCTTTAGATGGTTTAGTGGAATTAGCTAAAGCTGAAATTAGAAGAATTGAGGTTGTTAAAAAAAGAACTGAAAAAATAAAAAATGGAGAAATCTATGAGATTAAGAACTTTGATAAAAGAGGATCTAAATTCTTAATGTTCCCATTTTTAAATAAATATAATCTTGATGAACTTAAAACTTCTGAAGCAACTTTAAGAAAATATATTGAAGAGGCTATGGAAGAGGGATTTAAAAAATTTAAATCTAATCCTGATTTAGATGGTACTAAATATGATAAGAGAATAACTGAAAGTAAATTAAAAGAATTCTATTATAATGATACTTTAGCTCAATATAGTATCATGACTATGACATCTGGAGATTTAGCTTACTATAAAAATGATGTAGACTTCTTTAAAAGAAATAAACAAAATATGTCTCCTGGTCAATATGGTGATTGGGAAACTTTAGGAATACCAGAGAAGTTTAAAGCCATTAGAATGAAAGATAATGAAATTCCTTCATTAGTAGCTGATGCTTATTATGAAAATCTTAAATTAAATGGTGTATCAACAACAGAAGCTATGATTATTGCTTCTAAATTTGGTTATTCTAATTATACAGACTCAGAAGGAAATAAGAAAGTAAAATTACCTAATGGTCAAATTATTGATAGTGGTTTAAACAATGCCACAGATGGACAAACATTTATCACATTAGATAGATATAGAAATATTGCTAGGATGAATTCTAAATGGGATAGTGCTAAAGAATTATCTTATCAAAGACTAAAGAATGGTACTTATAATGTAGAAGATATTTTAACATTCTCTCTACAGCCTATTAAACCATATATGTTTGCTCCTCATATTACAGATTCTGGAGTGGATGTAAATGGTAAAAACACTTCTTTATATCAACCACTACAAAATAAAAACTCTGAAGCAGTATTAATTCCTCAAATGGTGCAAAATAGTCCTTTATTAAGTGCTCTAGTAAAAGGAATGGAAGATAATGGTATAGATGCTGTTTACTTTGAATCTGCAGTAAAAGAAGGTATTGAATTAAACACTTCTCAAGAACTTAAAGATAAACTAAGAAAACAAGGTAAATCTATTCTTCCAGATGCTTTATTACATTTTAATGGTGATCCTAGAGAGTTATCTGAAGCTAATGTTAAATATTATTATTTAAGTAATGATGATTACATGTATCAAATGGATACACCAGAACATTTTAGAGACACATTACAACTATTTGGATCTCAAATTAGAAAACATATTATTGCTAACTTAGATGAAGATGCTGAATTTTATATTGAAGATATGAAATTTACTGGCAAGAATATTGCTTCTTTATTTGATAATATTTTAGCATGGAATTATGATAAAAACTATAAAAAAGTTATAGATAAAATTGGTACTATAGATGGATTAGCTAGAGAACTTCAAGGTGGTGTAATGCAAAGAAAATTTGCTGAAAATACTACAGAAGCTGTACAACTTATGAATTATAAAGGAGAAAAAGTGTTTAAATTACCTTTATATTTTCCTTTGCAATCTAATAGAATATTTCAAATGATATCTTCTATATTTAGAAATAATATTATTAGAAATAAGGTTAGTGGAGGAGCTTTATATCAAGCATCTTCTTATGGTTTTGATAATTCTCTAGAAGTACATATGAAAGATGGGCATATAGAATATGTTGATTGTATCATGCCTTACACTTATAGTAATCAACTAGCACAGTTAGCAGATGAAAATGGCATGATAGATCCATCTAAAGTAGAAGACAAAGAATTATTAAAAGTAATATGCTATAGAATTCCTACTGAAGATAAATATTCAGCTGTTCCATTAAGAATTAAAGGATTTAGTTCTCCTGCAGAAGGAGGTATTATTAAATTGCCTTCAGACATTTTAACTGTTACAGGATCAGATTTGGATAGAACAATGTCCAATTAAAACTTTGTTAATTGCTGGAAGTCCCTTAGAGCTATTTTAACTACAACATAACTTGAAAAAGTAAGTGTGAATGTTTAAAAATAAAATAGATTGGGTAATCAGCAGCCAAGTTCCTTAAAAGGAAAAGGTTCAGAGGCTAAAACTCAAATATAAACTTCCTATATGGATAGTAAAATTAAATTGTATGAAAACAAAAATAAATAAAGAATCAAGAAATTTATTAATAGCCATGCTATTAGGAGATGGAACTATTTGTTCAAACTATGTATTCAAATTATCTCATGGAGATAAACAAAAAGAATATTTAGAATGGAAAATTAAACAATTAAATGAGCATGGTATAAGAAATAGTGGATTAAAATCATACACTAGTACTTGTGGTTTTAATTTAGGTAAAACAGTATATTATGTACAATTAAGTGTTATACCTTTTATAAAAACTTTAAGAAGAATCTGTTATAAACCATATAAAATCTTAGGAAATAGAAAACTTTTAAATAGACTAGATGCTAAAGGAATAGCAATATGGTTTATGGATGATGGAAATTTAAATCCTAAAAAAAGAGAAGGTATAATAAGAGGCTTTTATATTAAAATAAGCACTTGTTTACCTAAAGATCAAGTACAGGTAATTATAGACTATTTCAAAGAAGAATGGAATGTTTCTTTTTATATGTTTCATGAAGGAAAAAAAGAAGATAGTTATTCTCTTTGTTGTGGCACAAAAGAAGGAAGAAAATTTTTAGATATAGTTTCTCCCACAATTAGAGAAATTCCTTCAATGTTATATAAAATACAGTTTAATAAGAGTCAAGATATATATGATATCTTGAGTAATCATGAAAATGATGAAATGCAAAGCAGTGGAAACACTGAAGATATAGTCCACTCATCTATGAAAGTAGATGAAATAAGTGATTGATAAGATGTATTTTCTATCTTATGCTGCCAAATATACTCCAGCTAGATATAATCTATCTAAGATAAGAACTTGGATGGTAAATAATGGATTATTATCAGATATTTTCTCATCAGGTAATTATCAAGAAGAGATGAATTATCTCAGTGATTTATTAGAAAGATATGATTCTGGAGAAAAACTAAGTACTGAAGAATCAGAAGCAATGAATGAAGTTTCTAAATTCTTAGAAGAGCATTCAGATCTTATTTTTCAAAAATCTAAATTAGAGAAAATAAAATATAATTATAAACAATCTCCTGAAAAACAATCTGTAGAAGCATCTAATAATGCTTTAATAGATATTATGTATAGTATTCTTACTTCTAGAGATGCCTTTAAAACAATGGTAAGTGGAGCTAATACTTCTATGTTTGCTGATGTTATAAGTACTTTAGAAAAAATAGATAGGAAAAAATTAGAAGGGGATAGATTATTTGATCCTAGTTTTTTAACAGATACTTATTATGAATATATGGCAGGAAAAGCATTAACTGGTGTATTTGCAGCTAATAGTGCTAACCATTCTATGTTACAATTTTATAATGTTAATCTTAATAAAAAAAATGCTATTACATTAGATGGAAAAACTGTAACAAAAATAAGTCCTGTCAAAACATTAGATGGAACTAACAATGTTACTAATATATTAGGATCTTTCTTAGCTACAGTAGTAGATAATGCTAAAACATTAACTGCTTCTAAAGTAAATTTAAATATGTTTACTGCTAGTACTTATACATTATTATTAAGAATGGGTTTTGATCCTAAAACAGTAATGTATTTTATGTCTCAACCTTCTTTAAGATTATTATCTGATAAGGTAATGGCTAAAGGAGATATGTTTAATTATAGAGATAGCATAGAAGAAGTTATTAAAGTATTTTCTAAACATACTAATGAACAATCTAGATTAGATCTTAAAAAGAATGGTTTCACTCAATTTAAACAATCAGATCTTATTGAAGCTATAAAGAATTTTAATAAGAGTGGTGGAGATATTGATTTGTATGAAAATGCAAAGCAAATTCTTATTCTAGAAGCTTTTAGAGATCTTATAGAACCAGCAAATGTTTTGAGATCTATTAATTCAGCAATGAGATCAGAAACTTATGGAGCAGCTCCTAATCCAGGAGATACAATAGCTAATTTGGCTAAAGCTAAAAAACTTAGTAGAAAATCTATTATCTCAGGTTTAGGAGATATTCTAACTTATGTTTCTAGAGGAGAAGAATATGAAAAATTAATGCATGATCCAAATATAAAAAAATCTTTAATTTCTGCTAATACTAATGGTGTGGTAGAATATGATAATTTTATATCTAAATATACTCCATTTAACACTAATATTTTTACATCTTATAGATCTTTGTTGTCAGAAGCTATTCATGATGACTTAACTGGAAGTGAAATAGATGAGTTAAATACTATAATGCTTAATCATTTAACAGAATCTTTAGATTTCTTTAGATTTACAAAAGAGCAAAAAAATGCTTGGATATATAAATTTCCTAGAAAATTTTTAGAAATTATAAATAAAGATAATTATCTTAAAAATGTAAATGAATTCACTAGAAGATTAACTGTTCAAAATGAATTTCAATCAACATTAAATGGTAGACAATCTATTTCTATAATTAAATTTAGTGGCTCTAGATTTGATAATGAAGTAGCTAAAGATGAAGCTATTAGAGCTTTTGAATATTTATGGAGAACTCCTAAATATACTAAATTAGCTGAAGATTTATTGAAATATAATTTTGTTATTAGTGGATGGGGTGTCACACCTAATAGTTTTAATCATGTAGTTCCAATTTCTATGATTAACAATATTCCAGGATTTAATGAATTATTTAGAGAAACTATTTTTGATGATAATATTAGGGTTAATATAGATAACTTAATTGATTCTTATATAGTAAATAACTTTAGAAACAATAGAATAGTTCCTGAAATTAGTAAAGGAGATAATTATAAATTTACTGATAAAGATCATTCAGGATTAACATTAAGCCATTCTAGTTCTATTAATATAAAAGAAGGTTCCTATATTAAAATTCCTTATAGGTATATTAAATTCAATAATAATAGAAAAATAGAATTATACAAGTTAATAGGAGCCACTAAAGAAACAGCTGAATATCAAAGAGTAGGTAGTTATGGTACATCAACTATTTTTGAATTTATTGAGGGAGAATCTAGTTTTACTTCTAATAATTTATCTGAAAAACTAATGAAATCTTCAGAGTTGAATGCTAATTTAAAAAGACATGAAACTCAAGCAGAAATAGATTTAATAAAAGCTATGATAGAAGGAGAAACTGATACCCAAAATAATGAAGAATTAGATAATGAATTATCTGATAAACTAGCTTCAGTAGCTAAAGAAGCAGAACAAATAAAGAATCATTGTAAAGGTAAATAATAATAATGGGGAGGAGATAATATCAAATCCCCTATAATTTTTTAAATATGAAGATTTGTCCAAATTTAAATGATCCACAAGTAAAAGAAGAATTTGAAACATTAAAAAGATTATTTGGTGAAAATTCTGCTTATTATTTATGGAATAAAAATAAAGGAAATTTCTTAGATAGGACAGCAGATGGAGATATAAATACTACTTATATAAGTAATTTTGAGAAGTATAATGATAAAGAATATGCTTTAAAAACTGCAGCATTAGAATTGTTAAATAGTGAATCTTATAATAATACAGATATTTCTAAAGCTGAACCTGTTAAGAATACTACAACATTAGAACTAGGTAAAGAGGCTTTAATGGATATAGTAGAAGGATATCATATGAATAATAAAGGTCAATTTAAATTAGAAGTTGATCAAGCCATTGATTTAAATAATACTATTAAAGCTGCAGGATTAAAAGATGTAGATGTAGTATCTGTTGGTATTAAATATCAATTGTATGATAAATCTCTAAATAAATATATTACTGCAAAAGAAATAAAAAATAATCCTAAATATTCTTTATCTGCTTCTGATATTCAGAATTCTATTAAAAATAGAATCTTAGATGAATTAAAAAAACTTGGGGTAGAAGTTCAAACTGTTGACTCTTTAAAATCTCAATATGGTTTAGATTATTTAGCTGTTGCAGATATTACTAATAAAGCTATTAAATTTGCTAAAAATGAAATATCTTTAGAAGCTTTAGGAGAAGAAGGAGCTCACTTCTTTGTAGAAGCTATGAATGATTCTCCATTTGTTAATAGATTGATGAATCTAATTAAACAAAATAAAGCTTATAAAAATATATTAGGAGATGAATTTAGTGAGTATAATCTAGCTTATAAAGGAGATGAAGATCTTTTAGCTAAAGAAGCTATAGGAAAGCTTTTGGGACAATATCTTATTGATGTTAATACTTTATCTTATAAACCAGCTAAAAATCTCTTAGAAAGGCTCTGGAATGCCTTAAAATCAATTTTTAGTTCTAAAGATAATACTTCATTAGAAAAACTCTTAAATAATGAATTAAAAGAATTTGCTCATGATATTTTAACTAGTAAAGCTAAAGATTTAAATAAAACTTCTTTATTGAAATCTTCTATAGATAAATTATATTCTATTGGTAATAGAGCTAAATCTTTAGAAGATGTTATGAATAAAGTTATTGAAACAGAAGCTTTAAGACTTAAGATTTATGAAAATCAATTATCTAGTATCAGCACTAAAGATGCTCAAAGAAAGTTAGTGGTTGAGTTAAATAGTGCTTTAGAAAAAGGTACTGTTAAAGAAAGAATAGCTTCTTATATTAGTGGAGCTTCTAAAGTAATGCAACAGTTAACAGAACAGTTAAATAAAGAGAATGAATTACTTTCTAACAATTCTATCTCAAAGTCTGCTCATATTGCTAGAAGAATGAAATCTTTCTTAGTATCTGTCCAACCTATAGTTACAGATATGCAAAGATATTTAAGAGAAGATAAATCAGATCCAGAATTTAATAATAAGATGCATTCTTTAATTTCAGAGTTCTTAATAGAATCTAATGCTATTAATGATGAACTTCAATTAAAAATGTTTAATATCTTTGCTAAGTGGATAGGAACTCAATTTGATAAATTTGTAGAAGTTGAAAATCCATTTGGTGAAAAACTAACTAGACAACAAGTTATTGATAGTTTAACAAAAGCCAATAAAGATAATAATTTGTTTAATAGATGGATATCTTCAGCAAGTGATAATCCTGATATAATTATTAATTTAGTAGCAACAGCTTTTAAAAATACAGAAGGTGAAAAGAGAATGAAAGTTAAAGATGTTCACTATCAATTAATAAATGCTGTAAAAGAATTAAATGATGCAGGGATTAAAGATTTTGATTGGATATTTGAAAAAATAAATGGAGAATATTCACAAAATTTTAATTCAGAATGGGATTATTCAGGTTATGAAGTAGCTAAATCTAAATTGTGGGAAACTTTAAGAAAAAAATTCCCTGAAAATCCTATAGAGAGAGAAAAAGTTTTTATAGCTAATCCAGACTTACAAAAAGAATGGGCTAAAATATGGTCTGAGTTTAATAGAAAATATGTAGAAAGAGTAGAAGGATGGGAAAATATCTTGTATAATAAAGAAAAAACTTTATCTAGAGGAGAATTCTTAAGATGGAAATCTAAAAATGTTAATGAATATATTGATTCTAAAGGTAATACTATACATACTCCTAATGTATATGGAGAATTAGCACATCCTAAACAAAAGAATAAAGCTTTTGAAGAAATTAAAAATAATCCTGCTAAATTAAAATTCTATAATACTATTAATAAGATTATGAAAGAATCTCTTAATCTACTACCTGCTGATATAAAAGGAGTAACTCCTAATATGGCTCCTAGAATTAGAGCAGATTTTAGAGAGAGAGTTGTTCAAGAAGGATTTATTAAAGCTTTTAAAACTAAAGATGCTTTATCTGCAATTCAAATTAGAGCTGATGAAGATGAATTTGGGTACAGATATGAAGAAAGACTTCAAGATTTTGAAGGTAATACAGTACAATTCTTACCTATTTATTATACAAGTAAGATAAAAGATGCTACTTTTTCTACAGATTTAATAGGAAATGTACTTAGATTTTATGATATGTCTATTAATTATAACTTAAAGTCTAAAATGATTGATATTCTAGAAGTAGGGAAGAATATTTTATCAGAAAGATTGGTTAAAATTGGTAGTAATGGATTAGAATCTAAAGTAACTATTCCTGTTCTCACCAGATTAATTCAAAGAGAAAGTAAAGTTAAAGCAGAAAATCTTTATAAAGGGTATAAAGATCTTATAGATAAAGGATTATATGGAGAGTACCAGAAAAATGAAGGTTCTTTTAAAATACCTTTTATCAAAGGAGAATTTGATATTGCTAAATCTATGAATGCAGTGAGAGATGCTGTACAATATATTATGTTGGGAGGTTCTCCATTTGTTGGTTTTGCAAATCAGATAACTGGAGAATTAAGTATTCTTAATGAGGCTGCCTCTAAAAGATTTTTTGACTATAAAGACAGAGCATTTGCTGCAAAAGAAGTAATGAAATTAATGCCTGAATATCTAGCTGAAGTTGGATCAATTACTCCAGATTCTAAGTTATTTTATCTTACTTCATTTTTTGATATGCTAGGAGATTATGATCAAGAATTAAAAGATCTTAATTCTAATGTAAAGAATAAATTACTTAGAGGACTATCTTTCAATTCTTTAATGCTTCCTATACAATTGGGAGATTTTAGTAATAAAATGAGTGTTGGAATAGCAATGCTTCATAATACTAAAGTATTAAATTCTGAAGGCAAGAAAGTTTCTTTATATGATCAGTTTGAAGTAAAAAATGGAATTCCTGGTATTAAAGAAGGAACTAAAAATCTAGATGGAAGTAATTTTACTAAATCTGATTTAGTAGCTTTTATGAACAGATTAGGAAAACTAAACACTCAGTTGTTTGGTATGACTGATAAAATAGATAGGGCTCCATTACAATCAAGAAGTATTGGTAGAGCTTTTTCTATCTTTAGATCATTCTTAGGTCCTAACCTTAATAGAAGATATTCTATAAATAAATTAGATACTTCTTTAGGCATTTATACTGAAGGATATTATAACACTTTATTAAAGTTTGTATGGTATGATTTAAAGGATGCTCATTTTAATATTTTAACTGCTTGGGATAAATTAACTAATGGTCAAAAACAAAATATGCATATTGCTATTACAGAATTAGCAACATTAGGAATAATGACTATATTGATTGTGACTATTGGAGCATTAGCTGGAAAAGCTGATGAAGATAATGAAAAAAGACTACAAGCACTTAGACTTATGTTAGCTAGAACTAGAACAGAATTAGCTGCTTTATCTCCATTAGGTATATTTAGTGAAACCACTAGGATGTTTCAATCTCCTACAGCTATATTAGGATTAGTTGATTCATTAAGTGATGTTTTTAGTGGTGCATGGTTTGAAACTTATGAAAAAGGGGATTATAAAGGATGGAATAAAGGCTTTATTAAAACTTTAAGATTAGTTCCAGGTAGTAGATTAATATTTGATTTTGTGACTATTGATGAAAAATTAAAATGGTATGGTCTAGACTAGATAGATAAAAAAAACTAAGGGGGAAGGTATTACTACTTTCCTCCTTATATTTTTATTATTTAAAACCTAAGATTAGTTTTAATAGTATCAATTGCATTATTTATAACTATACTTTTCCAATCATAGTAGTACATACTTGAATATGGATTATTAAGCAAATCTTCACTACATGGATTAGTTCCACTATATCTGGCTTGAACAATCATATTATTTATCTGTTTTATAAATGGATCTATAGCATTAGAAAAATAATTTTTTAAAAATTCATTAGGATTTTTTTTTGAAATTTTATCCTCATCTTTTATGTAATCTGATATTTCACAATAAATATCATGACATATAAATGCTAAGTCTTTTAATGTTCCATTATTAGAGATCTTAATGTCAAACATATCATCTGATAAATTTACAGCTGAATTCTCAGAATCATGATCATCTTTTAAAACATTATCTCTTTCAATTTTAATAATATAAAATCCTTTATCTCTTAAAGCTTCATATTCATTTATATATCTACAATCTGGAACTATAACATCTTTTTTACAATAATTTTCTATAGTTCTAAATAGAGATTTAATAAAGTAATCTTCTCCAAAAGTTTTTTTAATTTTATCTGCTGTCTGTTGTAATAGTGTTCTTAAAGGAATACTAGTAGCAGAATCTGAATTCTGAATAGAATTTTTTTCTAAATCAAAATATAAATCATCTTTTGTAGAGCAATATAAGAGATACTTATTTGCTTTAGGCAAATCATAAATATCTAGTAACAAAGATTTAAGTTTATCTCCAAAAGATATTGTATCAAATCTAAAATGTTCTCTAGATATGCTTAAAATACTATTAATAGTTCCATCTTTTACTTCTTCTGTTATAGATTTACCTCCACTTAAATAAAAATTTAAGAGTTTTGCAGCTGTGTCCTTTCCACTTCCCTTTCTCCCACAAAAAGCTATCTTCATAAATTTTGTATTAAATCATACATTTTTAAGGCTAATTCTCTAATTTGAAAATGAGCTGATTTATCTAATCTCAAATCAAAGAAATTGTTCCATTTACATATAGGAGCACTCATGATAATATCTGTTTTATGTCCTAAAGTTAAGACAGTTCTAGCAATTTCAGGAGTTTCTCCTCTTTTAATTAATAGTTTATAAAGATAAGCACTGATTTTACAAGATAATTTATATATCCATGCATTTTTATCTTGTCCCTGCCAAGTAATAAATGTAATACCTAGTTTTTTAAGATAATTAATAAATCTAGTACTTTCTATTGTAAAACTATTATATCTATGTCTTAAGAAGCTTCTTTCTTGACCATGGTCAGTAATAATTCTAAAAGTAACTATTCTATTAGGATCATTCTTTTCTGGTTCAAAATAAGAAACAGTAGGTTTATCTAAAATAATTCTTTCAAATAAATCTATATCATTCTCTACAATAACTCTTAAATTAGTGTAGATATAACACATTCCATCTTTCTTCTTTATTACTGTATATGGATTCTTTAAGAAATATGAGAATCTAGTTCTAACATAACCATATGTATATTTTAGATAAATTCCACAATGCTCAAATACAGATGTGTGTCCTCTTCTTACAAGACTAGTAATGAAATTAATTCTTTGTTCTTTAGTAGTTGCTAAATTAGATTTATAACAATTTTTAGCACACAATTCTACAAATTCAGATGGACTACTTTTTCCTCTTTCTATTAGCTCCACACTTTGATTTATTATCTTCATTCTTTTTCTTTTTAAGAGTTGATATATATTCTAATAAAGCAGGTATCTTAGAATCATCTTCAAAACAATTATATTCATTAGGTAGATCTAAAAAATATTTTTGATTCATTCTACATAATTGAATAATTATAGCTTGACCCTCTCTAAGATCTGGATTAAATTTTTTTAAATCTTTTGCCTTTTTTAAAAGTGTCAAAGCAAACTTTCTAGGGTTCATAGTTTTTCATTTTTGTAATTATTTCTGCTAAAGATATAGGAGTATAATTAATTCTCTCTGCACTTACACAAAAAGTGTTATTAGTATAATCTTTATATCTATCATCACTATGTACATGTCCATAAATATTAACATATGGAGAATTAGATTCTAAATACATAGGATGATGAGATATAATAAAGAATTTATCTATAACTATAGGATATTTAGAAACTTCTTTAAATTGAGTTTTCCAAAAAGAATAAGAATGATCTAGATCATGATTTCCTAAAATTAATACTATATCTCCATTTAATTGATTTATAATAGCTTCTGTTAACATCTTATTAGCAAAAGAAACATCACCTGCTAAAAATACTTTATCTTGTTTTTTAACAACTTTATTCCAATTACTAATAATAATATCATTCATTTCATAAACATCTTTAAATGGTCTATTTTCATAACCTATTATGTTTTTATGATAGAAATGAGGATCTGCAAATAAAAATGTTCTTTCATAATCCATCTTCATGTTCTTTTTGAATTTTCTTAATATGTCTTTCTACAAGAGTTTTTATTATTTTTTTGAAAGGTTTTTCCACTAAATCAAAATTTATCTTTTGTTCATCTACTGCTTTTATAAAAGCTTTTATTGCTAAGTTTGCTTCAGTATGAAATTCTTCAAAATAAAGTTTTTCTATATAAGATCTAAGTGCATTTTTTATTGCTTCTTTAAAAGAAAAATTTTTAATGCAGTTTATATTAATAAACATAGTTTCAGCTTTCTTGAATAAGATTTTATTTTTTAAATCTTGTTCCATAACTTCAAGAAAATAATCTGAATGTTCTTCTATATATTCTTCTATTAAAGTTTCTCTTTTAGAATATATATAACACCAATAAATATCATAAAGTTTTTCTTTTAATTGATTATAAAGATCTCTATTCATTATTTTCCAGTATGACCAAAACCACCATCACCTCTTTCAGTATCAGATAATTCTCCTTCAATAAATTCACATTGTTCAGCTTTTTGAAATTTTACTTGTGCTATTCTATCTAAGTTATTAATAGTAATAAAGTCTCTTTTACTATTATTATAAACACTGATGAAAATTTCTCCTCTATAATCACAATCAATAGTTCCTGTAACTACTAAAAGACTTTCTTTGAAAGCTAAACCAGATCTAGGCCTAATAACTATTTCATATCCTTCAGGAATTTCCATACAAATACTTGTAGGTATAAGCATTCTATCTCCTGGACATAATACTAGTTTTTCTAAACAAACTTTTTCTTCTTTTTCATCATAATAATCATAGACTCTTTTATAAGTGTACTCCTTATTAGGAATACACATTATTTCATCTAAAGACTTATATTTAAAAAAAGCTTGAATATCAGCACAAGCTGCTCCTATAGTTTTATACACAGGTAAATTTACTTCTGAATGTAGTTTCTTTATTTTAACTTGCATATTAAATTTTTCTTAGGTAAGACATGATATGCATCACTTTTAATGCTTCATATATAGCATCACTTAATGCATTATGTTCATTATCATTTTCTTCTTGAAAACATGGACAGAAATCTATTAATTCTTCTATAAATGTTCTAGAATCTCTTTTCTGATTATATTCCCAAGGAATATTTACATTACATAGTTTACAATTATGTTCTAATATTTTAAAGTCTAAATCACCTCTAGCCCAAATTCTAAAATCATCATTTTTTGCTATTTGGTTGATAAATTGAGAGAACATTATTAAAGCACTCTGCATAGGTTGACCTTGTTCTTTAAAAACTTCTCTAGCTTTATCAGATTGTTGCATCCACCATTTAAGAGTATCTACATCTATAGCATATCCTATAACAGATTCTCCTAAATCTACCACTTGATAAAATTCTCTTCCTAAAGCTTTATTATCTTCAGGTTTAAATTCAATAGCACCTATACTGACTAAAGGAGCAAATTCACTTTTTCCTAAAGTCTCTATATCTATCATTATATGTTTCATTTCTTCTTATACATATTAATTATATTAAGAACATCTTCAGTATATAAAGCATCTCCATCTTTATTATAATCCCAAGCTACTCCTAATATATCATTAATTATATCAGATAAGATAGCATTAAATTCAATATTACTCATTCTAGATTTTCTTTAATGTTGCCATACTGTTGTTATCTCAGGTTCTGCAATTACAGGAACTACATCTATAAATACTCTACCTGCTTTTTCCATACATTCTTTTAAAGCTTTTGCACATTTATCTGCTATATCTTTGGGAGTTTCTAAAAGATATTCCATTATCTTACAAGTATATCAGTTTCATATACTTTCTTATACTTTCATATAAGTTGGGACTATATCTTATAGAATATTATATTCTATCTGTGCTTTTCAACCTCCTTTGAGGCTTACTCCTAAATAGGATAGTCTCTGAACTAGTTATCTCAATAAGATTTCCAGCTGCTGATTGTCCAATACATTTAATTTTTAACATTCAAGTTTATTATTACTAATTACTTTGTAGTTTAAATGTCTCTAAGGATGTTCCAGCAATTAACACAGTTTAACCATGACAAATTATAGGCCATCATGGACAAAGTTACTTATTTTAACTTTGTTGAATAAATTTTCTTTTAGAATCCAATCAAAAAACCAAACTCCAGCTAGTTTAGACATATCTGAAGCACTACCCTGGCAAGGAAAGTTTAATGCTCTTCTTTCTAAATCTCCTCTAAGATTAAAAAATCTTTTACAAGTAGGCTTATAATATGTCAAAAAATCTTCTGTTTGATGAAATTTATGTTGTTTGTAATTCTCCCACCATTGTTTATCAATAGTTCTAGAAAGTCTTTCATATTCATCAAATATTTGATAATATGATCTTCTTCCAGTAACTTTATTAAAATAGACATATCCATTTTTGACAACAATAGGTTTGATATAGTCAAAATATTCTTTTAATTTAGGAAAAGCTTTCATATAGGCATCATAGACTTCATCTCCTTCTTCTTTAGATAATCCTAAATTCTTAGCAATAGTATCACCAACACCACCAAATAAAATTGCAAATTTAGCACCTTTAGCTTTACTTCTAAGATCAGGTCTTACATGTTTTACTTCTTCTTCTGGAATATCTTTTAATTCCTTAGGAAAACATAATTTTGCAGTAAAACTATGACCATCTCTTTTTCTAGTAGTATCATTATAAAAATCTATAAGTGCAGGCTCTTTAGATAATTGAGTGTACATTCTATCTTCTTGTTGACTGTAATCACAATCTACTAAGATAGTGTTCTCAAATTGATTAGTAAAACATCCTCTAGTTATTTTATCTGAAGGAATATTTTGAAGATTGATACTATTATCATCATCTTTATTATCTCCAGAACCACAAGAAGTTCTACCAGTATTCATAATTTGCCAAAATGTAGCATGAATTCTTCCTGTTTTAGGATTAATAGCATCTAAGAAGTTTTGTCCATATGTAGTTACCAATTTCTGTGCTTTCTTATAATCAATATACATTTGTATAAGAGGAGACACATGAACTTGTTTAACTATATGCTTAGCTTCTATAGAATCTTTCATTTTTCCTGTTTTCTTATCTCTGACTTTAGTATCTACACCTAGTTCTTTAAAGATAGGAATAATTTGTTTAGAAGAACTCCAATTTAAACTACATCTTTTAGCTGCACTAAAAAGATCTAATTGTTTATTAACATATTTATCACCAAATCTTTCAAATACCCATTTGTTCAGAGCAAATTCCATATCTGATAGCTTCTTGGAATCATCTTCCATTTTAGCTAGCCATTTCTCTTTATTAAGATAAATACCACAATATTCAATATATGCTAATACCTTAACAAATTTATTGTCTAATTTAATAGCACCCCATAAACCATCTTCTTTAATTTTAACCATTTGAGAAGTCATTACAGGAATCAGATATTTAACATCATTGGCACCATATTCAATAACTTTATCAGTAAGTCCTACTCTATTAATAGTTCCTCTAATAGATTTATTTAATAAGACACCACAATATTTAAGAACTAGAACATCTAAAGATTTTCTAACATAATTTGGCAATTTAACATCATCAAATCCACAATATAATACACCTTCAGCTAAATATGTGTCAAATATATTTTCTAGAATAATATCATGCTTATAGAAAAATTGAAGATCAAATTTTGCATTTTGTAGTACCCAAACTACATCTTTTCTTAATAATAATGGTTTTAATTTTTCTAATATATTAGGAGAATACTCAATCACAAATTGCTGATCAAAATCTCCAAATTGAATAGATAGTAATTCACAAGAATGTGGATCTAGTCCACTAGTTTCAGTATCTAAGGCAATAAATTTATGATTTTTAAAATAAGATATTATATCCTGAACTTCTACTTCTTCCCAAACACTACTTCCAACAACTCTTTTCTGCTCAGAACAAAAATGTATCATTATTTTATAATATAATAGTTACCAGACAACATTTCTCTCATAGTAGGATTCCAAGTAGTATTACCTGGAATCACTATAATTTCTCCTTCTTTTTGAAATAGAATTTTATCTTCAGGCCAATCATAATTACCTATAATTCTATCTTCATTAAGCATACATCTAGTAGCATCTATTATATTCATCCTAGGTTTAGGACAAACCACTTCTATAAATGACAGTATTTGCTCTCCTTCTTCATTAAATCTCTCCATACTATACTGTTTTTATTTATTACCATTGATTAACCACAATGTGAATAGCCATCATTTGGGCATACAACACACCCATTTGAGAATATCATTTTAGCTCCACATATAGGACAATCTTCTCCACTTTTTGCTTTATTATCAACATATTTAGCAATAGTTCTTGCTAATACTTTATGAAAAGCTGTTAATTCACCTTTACTTTTCTTTAATTGATCAATTAAAAAGTTAAAACCAACATCACTTCTAATAGATATGGATAGAATTCTAGTAATCATTTCTAATTGATCATCCATTACATCTACAAAGTTTTCTATAATAACTTTTCCTTCTTGATCTTGTAGTTGATAATATCCTTTTTTAATTTTAACAATTTTACCAATATCTGGTAATTTAATATCTTCTGGTGTAGGACATACAAATATTTCATATGGTTTACCTTCATAGAAGCCTAATGCACAAAGATAATTCTTTCCTTGAACTTTCATATTATGAATATGAGAAAGTAGCTCAGAAGGTCTCTTTGGTGCCTTTCTTGAAGGATCTTTAATCTTATTATCTGTAGATACTAAAACACCACTTCTACTACCATCTCTATAGCATTTCTACCTTTACTTTCATAAAGGATTGGACTATACCATAATCCTATTTCTAGGATTCCTCCATTATAGTCTCTGAACATCTTGTAATCCATTTATATTTATAGCATTCTAAAGGACAGTCTCCTATAAATTTTAAAAATTCTATTAAAGCTTTATTACTTAAATAATATGCTCCTCCATTATTATACTTATAATAGTTACAATTTCCAAATTTTTTAAACTGAGACAAAATAAATTCATTATAATGTTTACAAGAGATTTGTCCTCTATGAGTCTTAGACTTAGATTGTCTAGAGCTATTTCCATCTCCAATATACCACCATAATAACATTATCTTGTCTAAAATAATATTAGGAAGAATTTTTCTATTTTGTTTTTGCTGAATCATTATTTCTTTTGGATAGAATAAATTATATAGTTCTAGAAACTCTCTTCTTGTTTCAGTTTGAAAACTATAGCATTCAGAATTTTTTCTATAGAAAATCTTTGAACATTTTATATTATTTTTCTCAAAAATAGAAATTAAATATTCATGTACTTCTTTATGTTTATCTGTATAAGAAAAGTAGGGGTTTCTTAATTTTTTACTTATTCTAAGACTTCCATCTCCTAAAATTAAACCAATAAGTAAAGATCTAAATTCTGTACTAAATTTAATTTCTGGTTTCTCAACAAAGCTTTCTTTAACAGATCTTACTTTTATAGAATTTTTAATCAAATGATATCTTAAAGTTCCTAAATTTATATTATACTTTATAGAAAGTTTACTCATACTTTCTCCATCTAAATACTCTTTAATGATATCATTCCAAAATGAATTAGAATTTTGCTGCTGATTTTCCATTTCTAAAAATTAAAAGGTTTTACAATAATTATACAAAGATAGTATAAAAATTATAAAATTCCAAATAATTTTTTCATCTTAACATTTTTCTAACATTCACACTTATCCTCTCAGATTATGTTGTAGTAGTTAAGCTTTAGGAGGTTCCAGCAATTTAGAAGGTTATTCAATATACATTACTGTATAAGGCTGCCTATTTGTTAACAGTAACTCCTTTAAGTCCCATTTTATAAGCATTAAGATAAATTTGTTTTACAACATCTTTACTTACATCTGAGGCTAAATTAATAGTTGTGCTAATTGAACTAGTAGTATATTTTTGGATAATAGCTTGAATCTCTAATCTTGTTTGCCAAGGAATATCTGCTGCTTCATTATTATAATAAGGAGAAGATTTAAAGAGAGTATTAATCATACTCTTAGATAGTTCATTAAACTTCTTTCCAGTTGTTATTTCACAGAATTTCTGGAATCCTTTATGAGCAACTGTAAATACTTTAAATTTCTCTTTAGTATTAGGATCTACAAAATCATATTTCTCATCAAAAGCATTCACTTTAACTCTTCTATCATATAAAGTTTTAAACACTGGTTCTATACCACTAGTAGTTTGAGTTAATAATGATCCTGATCCTACAGGAGCAACAGTACTTAATGAAACATTTCTCCTTCCTAGTTCTTTCATTCTAGAAACTAGTTTAGGATAATTATTTATCAAGAATTCATACCATTGATTACTAGGTTTATCTTCAGGATATTCTAAATTATAGTCATAATCTAAGAAAGTTCCTCTAAGATAAGCTAAATCAATACTAGCTTCTAATTCAGCTTTAAACTTAGTTTCCATGATAGATTCTACTAAATAATGAGAATCTTTAAATGATAGATTCATTGCAGCAATAGTATCTCCTAAGGCTGTGAATCCACATCCAATTCTTCTACCTTTTTTAGCTGCATCAAGAACTCTTTTCCAAAGTTCTATTTCACTATTAGCATCTGAATGATTGATTATGTTTTCAATATTTTTACATTCCAAATCAATAATATCATCCAGAAAGATTACATGTTCATATGCTATTTTTCTAAATAGTTCATAATCAAATGAGGCTTCACTAGTAAAAGGATTTTTTACAAATGATAAAAGATTAATATGAGATAATCTACATGAATCAGCATCACCTAATGGCTGTTCTCCACATGGATTAGTTGTAACAGCTTTTAATCTAGGATATACAGAAGCAGGATCATAATTAATAATATTATCCCATAATAGTATTCCAGGCTCAGCTGTTTTCCAAGCACAATCAATAATTAAATCTAACAATTCATTTGCTTTTACCTTTTTAAAATAAGATTTTCCTGCATAATATAACTTATTATATTCAAAATCTTTAGAATTCCAATTAATAAATTCTCCTAATCTTGAATTAATAGGCCATTTTAGTAACCAATCTTCATTTTTTTGAGCAGCTGTTACTAAATTTCTACATAATTTCACAGAAATATTAGCTCCTGTAACTTTAGTTAAATCTTGTTTTATTGTAACAAATTCAGATATATCTGGATGAATATCTGACATACATAACATTAATGCTCCTCTTCTTCCATTTTGACCTATAGTTTTAACATCTGTAGAATATAATTCCATAAAACTAGGAGCTCCTGTACTTGTTTTAGAAGCATTATTTACCATAGCTCCATTAGGTCTTAAATGATCAAGATGTGTTCCAACACCACCCCTTCTCATAAATAAATAAGCCATCTCTTTGCCTTTATCCATAATGCTTTCCATTTTGTCTTTTGGTCCTTCAATACCAAAACAATTAGCTAGAGAAACATTATTAGATTTACCTAGAGATGCCATAATAGATCCTCCTGGTACAATATATTTAAAATTTTTAAATAATTGAAACCATTTATCTCTAATTTGATAATCATTAGACTCACATAGATCTCTTACATAATTTCTACCTAGATCAGAAAGTTTATCTATATTTATTTTTTTATTTACTAATTCTTTTTGATACTTTCTTTCTATAAGAGCAATATTATAAGCTAACCTCTGATGCATATTATCAGGTGTTTTTTCATCTTCACCTGCATATTTAGATAAAAATACTTTAGCTGCTAATTCATCTCCTTCAAAATATTTCACACTACACTCTTCAGCTGTTTTCTTCATATCAATTAAAATTTAGTTTTTTTCTAATATTTTCATCAAAAGATAGATCCATATCTCTAAGATAATTAAACTTCTCTTCAGTAAGATCTATTTTAATTTTGTCTAAATCAGAAGGTACTACATAAAAACTTGCTCTGATTTTATTTTTTTCATTTTCATCTGTAGTCCAGATATATTTTAATTTAAGAAAATCTAAATCCTTTTTAGGTTTATATTCTTTTAAGATAATATTCTTAGCATCATCAGAGAATTCTTCTATTCTATCTTTATGAAATAGATTAATTTCTCTAATAAATTCTCTAGGCATATCAAAAGAATAAATCACACCATTACCATTATCAAGATGTTTCTTAAATAATTCATGGTTAGTTAAATAGTCTTCATATTTTAAAAAAGCATTACTAGAATCAAACTTATAATGCAAAAGTAGATAAGAACCTACATATGTTACTTTAGTTAATAATTCTGGAAATTGTATTTTTACTTTTGTTGCTAATAATGGTAATAATAATTTTCTAGCTGCACTATTCATCTTCCCCTCTTACTTGTTTATCATTTATTATATAACAACCTTCTTTATTTATGAAATCATAACTAACATCAAAAATTTGAGACTCATAATGCCATTCAATTTCCTTTATTAGTTGTTTAAGTCCTTTTTGTTTATATTCAGATCTTCCTATATAAAAACCATTTTCAAATGCAGAAATTCTATCTTTTTCTACAGTTAATACAGTAGGAATTGTTGCTCCTGTTGAGGGCATATAAACAAAAACAAAATCTAAAATTTCATAATCTTGATATTGATCATCATTTTTTATAATTTCTTCAAGCATTTTATAATATAAAGTAGCTTGAATCCAATACCTGAATTTCCAGAATTGATCTACAAATTCATCTGATTTAACACTTCCAGTTTTTAAATCTATTATCTGGAAAGTTTTATTAACATGATCTACTACTAGTCTATCAAATGCACCTTTAACTTTAGATCCATTATAATCAGTAATAAGATCTACTTGATTAAATCCTTCTTGTCCTTCTAACAAGTTGAACCATTGCTGAGTTTTTGGAGAAGTTTTAATAGTTTCTACAATTTTCTCTGCAGTTGTCCACATAAATGGAGTTATTAAAATAGAATCTTTATTCTGTAAAATAAAATCTAAATAATCTTTATATTTCCATACAGCTGCTACCTTAGTTGCAGGCTTCCATGTTTTATAAAAATCTTTTTGTGCAAAGAATTCCAGTATAATCTCATCTGTTAACTGTTCTCCTGTTTTATTGATAAAATCTACACATTTATTAATAATTTCAGAAATACTACCAGAAGGCAATTCTCCATTATAATTATTAATTTTATATTTGTATAAATTTTGAGGAGATAATAACATATCATCTACTAATTTACCAAATATGATGTAAGATTTACCATCAAGATCTTTCTTTGTTATTAAAGAAATAGGACCATCTTTATCATAAGATGCTATCTTAGAATAAGATAATGCCTTAGTTTCTCTAAATTCTTGTTCACTACAACTTAATCTGAAATTTTCCATTGATCTACTTTTATCCAAACACCACAATTCTCCTTATCAACAGAATACCATTTTCCTTCAATTTTATAAGGGACAAAGAAAACTTGATTCATATTATCATCTTCAATCCATCCATTTTTAACTAGTAAATCTGCAATAAATTGGGTTAGATTATGAAAATCACATCTTCTTTTACTATCCCTAACAAAATGAAGTCTAATAAACAAAGGTTTGTCTATTTCTCCTACATATTCTCTAAATTCTTTTGACTTTTCAACAAAAATATCCTTTGTAGCTTTCTCATATTTAAAACAAAGAGGAGACTTAATTAAAAGCCCACTCTTTGTCATCATTCTAGAATTTTTGCTACTAGGAACATTACCTGGTATAAAAATTTCCATTTATTTTACTAATTCAATTTGTTTGTAATCATATGAATAAGCAAAATCATCTAGAATTTCAATGAATCCACATCTGTCTCCATAAGAGATTTGATGTTGTACTACCATTTTCATTCTATGGGAAATATAAGATAATAAATAGTCTACAATTGTTCTATCCTTAAAACAACTAGAAATAATAGAATTAAGATCTACTTTAAGTTTATCACTAGAAGCACTCTTAATAATTTCATCCTGATGATTTAGCAAATACCACACTAGGGAATTACAAATATATACCCAGGGAATTACTTTATACTTATTTAATGTTGGAGTATGAATTCTAAATTCAATAGTCTTTGCTCCACCAAAAATAAGATTTACAAGATTTACCCATTTGTATCTAGCATGTACTTCCCATTTTCTATTACCATCTCTATCATGTGGATGATTTGCTCCAAATCCTTCAAATACAAAACCTGGAGTTTCAGCATACATATCAAACAATTGTTTAAATTGTTTTTCTACACTAAGAGTATTATCACAAGCATTTTTAGCTAGTTTTTTACAATAATCTTTATCTCCCTTCTTAAAAGAAGATGATGCTGTCATCATTGAGGGAAACATGGCTAAAATTTGAGGCTCTAATGCTTTAAAATAATGATATGCTGCAACAACAAGTGTTTTATCTACAGTAGGAACTCCTACATGAACATGAAGAGAACATTGATGGTCAATATCACAATAATTTTGTAATACTTCACAAGTTTCATGTAATACACCAATACCTTCTTTTCCTTTATGAGGAATTGTAGCATATTCATTTCCTGTTATTGAACCATCTTTTAAAGGAATTAATCCTAATCTAGCACATTCTGATTGTGGTACTGAACCAGAACATGTTTCAAATTCTATTCCAAAAGTTAAATTTGGAAGGTTAAATACACCTGTTCTATTAGGAATGTAATTGTCAGAATGATACCTTTTGAAATCTTCTAATAGAAATTTAGCTCCATAGTTATTTGGGAAATCATACATCCAAGGATATTTTCTATTTCTAACAGGAGTTTTATAATTATTTCCCATACTGAGCTTTCCATTGTATTTATAGACAAGATTTCTAGGATTAATATACATATCTGGATCAACTTCCAAGAATCCAACTTCTTTTAAATATTTCTTATCAAATACAGTAACTACATTTCCAAGAATGTTTACAGAAGCATTTTTAGCATAATTTCTACTAAAGAAACCATAATAATATTGTTGAGATAGAGGATCAAAATTTACAACTCCATAAATAAGAGAAGAAGTAGAACTTCTCATCTCTTTTTTCTCAAAATCATAATATCTACTTCTGCTAGGAATAGTTTGAGTTAAGAAATAATGAACTCCTTCTTCTACATTAAAATCATTCTTAAACATAAATTAATCCAGTGTTTTTAAAGTTTTAGTTAAATCTTCAATAATTTGATTAGCTTCTTCAACTAATTCTGAAAGTCCAGCAATATCTTGACATTCTTGTACAAACATTGCAAACTGTTGTTTACAAATTTCTATTTGTGCAAAACTTTCACTTTTAAGAGCTAACAATAAATCCTCATAATTATTCTTTACATCTTCTTTAAATTCTTCCCAACCTAATTCACCAAAATAATATTTAATGCATTCAGAAAGTTGGGTAAAATCTGTTCTTAACCATTCAGGGCTTAAAACATTTGTTCTATCAGATTTAAAGTTGCTATAGTAATGAGACATACCTACTCTCTTACCTATATCATTAAAATCTGTTTTAGTATTAAAAGTCTTATAAAACTCACTAATTCCCTTAACAATTAAATAACTTCTTAAAGAAAATAAAGGACTAAAATAGCCTGTTGCAAATAAATTTCCTTTTACTTTGAAATCATATCTAGTGAAAGCATTTTCTCCAAGATATAGATAATTTTCAGCAATAAAAGGTGTAATATAATCCACTTTTCCTGCTAAGGTATAAATTTGTTTAGCCATTTTATAGCAGTGAGGTTGAATTAATATGCCATCTATAAAGTATACTTTATAATCTGAAGTATATTTACTTGTAGTTATATATCCTAAAGGAGAACAATTATATACTCCATTGAGCAATTGTTTCTTATGATAATATCTACCTCTAGCAAATAAAATATTCTCACTACCATAGTAACCTTCAATAGATTCTTTATCTATCTCACTATCAAATTTAGTTTTAGAAGGAACTATTAAGACTGGAATCTTTTTATCTTCCTTCTTAGTATTAAATTTGTTTCCTTCTTTATATCTTTCAGATTCTCTCTCCCAATATCTCTGATAAGCAACATCATCTTCATAATCATCACCATAACTTCCATAGCTATAATAATCATAACCATAAGCATTGTGATTATGACCAGTATAAGTGGATACATAAGGTTTCTTTTGAAGACATTCACTCCTATCATAAACAGTTTTACTTACAAGTTTTCCATTTTCAAATTTATATAAAGTATTAGGTTCTACAGGAGCTATTCTTTCTTGATCATCTTTAGAATTATCTATAAAAGATAAAGATTCCTCTAAAGAAGAAAAATACCAATAATCCTCATCTATATTATACAAGAACAAAGGTCTTTCTTCATCTGTAGTTGTTGAAGTACTATAAGCTTTAGATTTTCCTCTAAAAATATATACTACATCAACTCCTCTAGAAATCTTTTCTCTAATATCATAGATAACTATAGCTGCTGCACCAATATATTCAGTTAGGATTTTAAATCCCTCTTTTTTAATTAGTTTAGCTAGAATTTTAGAATCAGTTTCACCTTTAACTTCTTTGATACCATATTTTTCAGCTAATTCTTCATGATTCTGGAGTGTACCATTATGAATCATTACAAAATCTTCTGTTAAAACATTTTCTTGTTTTTTTTGTTCTTCTGTTAAAGACTCATTTAATAATACTATGGGTTGAGCATTAGCTTCTGTATGAGCACCTACAGTAGCTTTTCTACAATGTCCTAAAATAACATTATTTTCTTTAAATACAGAATCATTTTTATAAGATAAAACTAAATCTCTATAAAGTTTTTTCTTTTCTACTCCATAAAGAACTCTTCCTAATAAATATCTTCCACAAGAATCACCACCTCTAGAATCATTAAAAAGTCCTAATACATTAAACTTATCCCAACTAAATCTTTTATTATCTTTTCCAATATAACCAAAAAGTCCACACATAATATTATTTTAAATAATTAAACCATAGGAATATTAAATGTCTCTACAAGCTGTTTAGCTACTTCTACATTCCCTCCCATAGCTGCTAAGACTTCATCTTTTAATACATCTATATCAATAGAATCTTCATCGTCATTTAAATATTTATTTACTTCTTCAATAGCTTTAAGAGTATTGTTAAAAGCCCATCTTAGTAGATTATCATCTTTTAAGAAATATCCACTTAATGTTCTGGCTTCTACTCCATATCTACAATGTCTAAAAGACCCAGCTGATCCATAAACTCCTCTTCTCTCATTCTTAGGCTCTATTAATACAGAAGGAACTCCAACAAATAGATCAAAGAATTTTACTATAATAATATTTAATGGAGCTACAGGATCTTTATATCCTATATGAATGTGCATACCCACAGTCCTCAATGTTCCTGGAAATTCTGCTGGTTTAGGATTAACTTCTCCATCTTTCCAAGCATTATAATCTTCAGAACATCCAATTTCTTTTGCTTGTGGATGTTGTAAATATTCTTCTTTTAAATGCCCATCAGGTAGATGCAATAATGTTAGATTAGGATCAATTTTATTTAGATGCTCTTGAATATATCCCTTCATAAAGTTCATATGCTCTACAAATTCATCCACATTATTAGTAGGAGGAATATTAAATTCTGCTAGAATATTATCTGTTTGTAAAGCATATCCTTTATCTCCAATAATATAAGGAGCATCTTTAGTACCAGGAATAAAAGGAATTGCAGAGACAATCTCTGCTTTTTCCTTGTTATAAATAAGTAATTCTGGATCAGATCCAATTAAGATGTTATCTACTCTTTTCATAGTTATTTTCTTATAATATTACCATTTCTTAATAATACAGTTACAAAATTTCCATTTGCTAATACCTGAGCAACTCTAGCTTGAGATTGAGGGACTTCAAAATATTCTCCAGTATCTGGATTCTTTTTCATGAATTTAATAACTTCATATAAAGTTCCTCTTTCCAAGGTCATTGTTCCTGTATTATGAGAAAAATAGACTTTTTCTTCTGCTATTTTTTTGTCTTCTTCAGTTTCAACTTCATCAACTTCCCATTCTCTAGAAAAAGTTTCTTCATATTCTTCTCTATCAACATATCTCAGATAAGCTTTAAATTCTTCAATTTCAGCATTATCTATAAAAGATAGTTGAGTATCTCCAAGAGATAATTCCACTGTTCTTTCTCCTGTATCTATTACAATACTTTTTATAGATAATGGATCTAATACACCATTTACAAATTCAAATGTCTGTCTAGTTTTAAGATCTTCCATAATAATAGAAGATATTTCAAACTTTTTCTTATATAAAGGATGTTTAGGATTAGTAATTTCTACTGTACAAATTTTAAAATTTTCTTTTGGAAGAGCTCCTAATACACCATTTACTCTAACAACATTAGATTCTTCAAAAGGTGCTGGTACTAATCTATTGAAGATATCTGCTTCTTGAGAATATTTATAGCTACTCAAAGCAGAAACTAACATACCTGCTGACAAAGGAGTAACATCTTTAATAACTTGTAAAATCATATTAAATTAATCTTTTTTTTTTGAATAAGTGAATTTTGATTTACTGCATTTGTAATAAGAACTTTTGTTGCTTTTTCATATGTTGTATAACATAAGAATTTTTTAAGATCTGTTCTCCAAGGAACTTCTACTTCTCTATAAGCACAAACAAAGTCATACAAATAATTAGGATCAGGATTCCAAAGATCTTTTTTTAATCTTTTAGTATCTACAGCCACTAAATCTGGATAATCTGATTCTATTTGAGATTGATATGTTAATAAAGATTTATCTATATTAGTAACACTTCTAAATGTACCATTATCCATATAATAACCTAAACTTATTGTATCTTCTAGTCCACAATTTTCTTCATTATAAACTTTTAAGTTTAGATATTCTACTTTATGTCCATCATAATATAAAGGAGAACATAAATCTTTATCTAAAAACATTTTAGTTCTAGAATTATTTGTATAGACCTGGATAAAATCCAGGCCATTATAAATATCTGAGCTTGTTAAACTGTTAAAGATAGTAAGATCTGTTCTTCTTATTACTGGATTTTTATAAGAAACAATTCTACTAGTCATTCTGTCTAAAATTAATTTCTTTCCAAGAAAATGATTTAGATTTCATATATTCTAGAGAAGACCAGTGTTCTCTCTTATTATCTTCACCTTCTTCTAATTCATAAGCTGCAATCCAATCAAAATATTTAGAATATTTAGCTGCTGCATATTCTGAATTAGATAACTCAGGTGCTGTATTTACTTCTAATACATATGGAGAACCATCTTCTGTCACTACAACATCAACAGCTCCAAAATCTAGACCTAAAGCATTAAGAGCTCCTACACAAGCTCTAGCTAATCTAAGATCATTCTTAGTAGGTTCAGCACCTTCTCTAAGATTTCCAAATTTTCCATAATCATCCCATCCAATAACTGTCCATGCTTCTGCATTTTGAGCATGATTCCATACTATTTGATTAGGATCTTCTGGTCTAGGTTTCTCTAGCAAAGCAAGAATTTTACTATGAGCTACATGAGCTCTAAATTCTTTAACTTTAGGAACAAAATTACTGTAATAGTGATCTTTTTTATGAACATTATAGTGAGCTAAAAATTCTTCCCATGTATTAAAGGTATAAAAGTTTTTACCTTGATGATGAAGTAAAGGTCTTCCAATAATAGGAAATACAACTTTAGATCTATCTGTTTGAGGAGTAATATTTAATGGACAAGGAATCTCATTCTCAGCAAATAATTTTCTAGCTAAACTTTTTACTGAAGCATTCTTTACTGCAGAAGAAGTATTATAAACAACATTTGCCAAATCATCTACTTGAATTCTATTTCCCCATTTAATTAAATAAGATTTATCTAATAAAGAGTCTATATTTTTTGTTTTTGTCATGGTAATATTACCATTCTCATCTTTAGAATATACTTCAAAGATATATCCTTTAGATTTTTTTAATTCTTTTCTAATAACTAGATAAGCATTTGGATTTTTCACTTCTGCAAATACTTTTTTCATTGAAGGTCTACCACCTAATCCACACAAAATTACTACTTTTTCCATATTTATTTATTTAATAAGTTATTGTCAATAAGTTGAATTAATCTTTTATGAAATTCTCCAATTTTCATCATTTCAGGATGTCCTTGGATTCCTAAACATTTTACAGGATTATTATGTTTATCCTTAAAAAATAATACTACTTCAGGCTCTACTGGAGGAATTTGTGAGTATTGTTTATCTTCTCCATTAATATACTTAGTAGATCTTCTTTCAGTACTCCATGCTTCAATACTATAATTCTCTTCTGGTAATTCAAAAGGATATACCATTTGATGATGTAAAGAAGTGGTTATACATTGAAATCCATCTTTAAAAGTGATATTATGAGAGCATCCTGCATGATTAGATACATCTTGAATAACTCTTCCACCACATAAACCACAAATTAATTGTAGTCCTCTACATATTCCTATCATTGGAATATCTAATTCTACTGCTTTCTTAAAGACTTCAATTTCAACTTCATCTCTATGTTCATTTCCCCAATATGTTCTAGAGATGTTCTCTCCATATATTGAAGGACTAATATCTGCTCCACCAGTAAACATTATTAGATCAGCTTCTAGAATATTTCTAGTAATAAGAGCTTCTTTATAAAAATCTAATAACCAGTAAGCATATCCTACTCCATAGTCTCCAGCTATATAAATATTCATTTCTTAGATGTATTTAATTGTAAAAGTTTTTCTAATAAAGTGTTTTCATCTTTAATGTCTATAATTTTTGATATTGCAGAAGCTAATTCTGTACTTTTAATTGTGGGAAAACAATTAAACATACTAGAAGGTATAGATTTACTTCTTATCTTTTCTAAAAAGCTTTTAACACTTGGAAGCTCACAATTACTAGGCCAAGCACTATGACCTTGTCCAGTAAGACCTCTTTTAACAGCTTCTAAATATAAAAGTTCATAGAAGGTAAAATGTTTAAAGAGAAAAGGTTTAGTCTTCTCATATGACAATACACTATTAAGAATAGGATTATATGTGTTTTCATAACTCATTCTTACTAATGGTCCAAAATGTTTGAAAAACAATTGTCTTGCTTCAGAAGGTAATTCCATAGGTTTACTAATATCAAAAGTGGCTTGATATCCATTTAAAGTGTTTTTTGGATTCTCTTGTATAAATTTTTCTACAGATTTATCTCCTTTTCCTAATTTACCTGGACTATTTGAAACATAACTAAGATAGTCATAACAAGTTTGATAATCTTCAAATTTCACTAATGGACATTCCATAATTTCACCTATATAATTAAGATACTTTTCAATATCTTTCTTAGGAGTGAAAGTGTTATTAGTAAGACACAATTTAGATCCATCTGTAAAGATTCCTACTTTAACAAATTGATATTTTTCTCCTTCTGTTTGTAATTTAGTATTAAGAGAAGAATTAAAAGCTCCCCAACAAGGACTTGTGGTATAATAATAATTAGTTCCTTTATTAGAAACTCCAATAAGAGATGTAAATAAACTCATGATTCTTTATTTGTTGTTAATTTTTTATGTTTAAATTCTGTCCAATCTCCACTTTCTACAACTTCTTCCTCATTTGCGATTTTTAGAGGAGATAGATAATAAACTAGATAGTCTTCATCTTCAATTTTAATATATTTTTTAGAATAAAAATCAGGATATCCTTCTAAGATATCTAAATTTCTTGCTGTCTTGTCATCTACTTTATACAGTTCAAATACTACCAGATTATTTTCTTTTGTAGGTATTAGTGCAGGAAATCTATCTGACATAGAAATCATTTTAAAAGGAACTTCTACACTAACAGTTTTAATAAAGTCTGAATGAGACATTAAATAATGATTATACAGACCTTTTCTTAAAGAGCCATATACAGCTACTTTATACTTGTTTTCCATTTTCTATAAGTTCTTTAATTAATTCTTTAGTAACAGTTTTTCCAAAGTCTCTATGGAAGTCTGAGATATCTTTAGATTCAAAACCATCAGGTATTTCTACTTGAATTAAGTTATGAGTCTTTGCAATCTCAGTTGCATACATTCTTCCCCAATTATGAGATTTGTTAAAGTCATTATCATACCATATAAAAACATTTTTAAATCTTTTCTTTAGATCATTGATTTTTTCTTTAGAAGGATTTCCAGTTTCACTTTGCATGTTAACAGAAGGATAACTACTATTAGACATGATACACATAGAATCTTTTCTACTCTTGGTAATAATTACAACATCTCCAGAAATAGGAAGATAATTATACAAATCCCAAATACTGAAAGGAATATTAGAAGTCCATTTAGCACTTTTACTATAAGGTCTGTATATTTTATAATAAAATTTTGAATAATATTCTGTATATGCATAACAATAGTTTTTTGTGCTAAATAATTGATTATATTCTCCATCAATTAAATAATAATGTGAAATTGGATAAACCCCAAACTCTGTTAATCTTTTATGATCTACTCCATAAGTTTCCCAATATTCAATATCCTCTAAGTTAAGATCTCTAATTCTTATTTTAATTTCATATTCTTTCTCTTTTGGTGTGTAATTAAATCTATGACAAGCTATGTTAGATTCACATTTTACATCTGTTTTAGAAATTAATTCTGAAGCATCTGCTAATGTAGGTAATTGTAAAAAAGATTGAATTAATGAAACTATATCTCCATATTCTCCACTAGCAAAATCTTTATAATAAATTTTACCATCAGGATTATAATAGATATAAAATGAAGGATGATTATCTTCCCTTAGAGGACTGTTGATTAATTGGTTTACTGGTAATTCTCCTAAGAAATAAAATAATAACTTTAATTCATCTTTATTTCCTGTTGTTAGAGGTTTACCAATTAACATATCTTAATTAAAATGGAAGGTCATCATCATAAGGATCTTCTGATTTCTTTTCTTCTACTTCTTGTGGTTTAGCTGGTTCTGTTGTTTCAACTCTATATTCTTTTAATTCAAATGGATTCTCTCCATAGAAAGCATTAGATATATCTGAAATATCAGAAGCTAATTTACTATAGTCTGTAATCCAATTTCTTAAAGTAGATCTGTTATAGACAGTTTGAAACATTTTACCATCTTTACCTTCTCTAACTCCACACAACACTTTAAAAGTTTGTTCTTTACCTTCAGCTAATTTTACTAGTTGATGTAGTTCTTTAAAGTTTCCTTTAAATAAAGCTGGTACATCTTCTATTTGACAATAAGCTTGAGTAAGATCTTTTTCTACTTTTCCAGGTTGTGGTAAATTAAACCAATTAGAAATAGTTTCTACAACACTAGCTTCTCCTCTATAAGCTAATCTTAGTCCTTCTGGCCTAAACCAAGGATATGCAGAAGTGTCTTTAGCTTTTAATTCTGCAGGTGTAATCCATGTAGAATGTCCAAAGATATTTAATACTTGTACTTTTCCTGAAGTTTTACTTGTCCAAGAAGATTTTACAATAGTTTGTTGGAGTCTAACAACTCTTTCTCTAGCTACTGCATCTTTTATTTTTAACCAAAATACAATATCTACAGTGTCTTTCTCTCCATCAGGAAATTGTTGAGTCCTAATATAAATAGGAGGTTCTACTTCTTTGCCAATAATTTTTTGTAATGTTTTTTGATCTGGGTTGATTGCTATTACTTCCACAGTTGCTACCCCCACTAAAGGAAAAAATCCTCTACTCTCTTTTCTTTCTCCAATCAACATAACTATTTATTTTTATCAATTAATAATTTAATACAAGTTCTAAAGCTTTGAAGATAATTTCTATATATAATTAATTCTTCTTCAGGCAAGTTATAACATTTATTTTGTTCTAATACACAAAATCTTCTAGAATATTTATATAAGTCTCCTTTTATAGTTGCATAGTTAAATTTCCAATCTTTAATAGAATTTTTTTTACATTTTTCTATATCATATACCTTATAAAGATTGAGTACTCTCACAGTTAAAGGCAATGCTCTTTCTACATTAGTAACATATACATTTCCATTATTGTCTACTAAATACAAAGTATCATTTACATCAAAATTTAAATTAGAAGTTCCTCTTGTTTTCATAATCTATTTCTTCAAACTAGGATATACTCTATCCCAATAAGTTTTAACCTCTCCATTTTCATCTGACTCAGAAATAGTTATTGTTTGACCACTAAGATAAGGACATCTACTGCCTTCAGCACCAGAAAAAGATAAATTTAGTTTATTACCATCTCTAAAAGCATAAGCTATAGCATCAACTTTAGATGCATATATATCTTTTACTTTACCTGTTAAAGCAATTTCTCTAGTATATACTTCTTCTGATAAATTTTGAGCTACATATTTATCCTTAACATGACAACAAAATATAGTTTTAGGACTTAGCCTACAAATATTATCATATAATCTCATCATTACATCTCTAGAATGCATATATCCATATCCTTGAGGTAAAGCTGTTACTTTCTCAAATCTAGGATCTGATGGAGATAATTTTGTTTTCTTATCTTTCTCATCTCTATTATATGATTTACCTTGAGGTTTATCCATATATTCTAAAGTTCCAATAATCTCAGACCATTCATCTAATCTAGTAGTTGTATCTATAATTAGTGTCTCATATGGAGGAGTATATATTCCTTTTTCTTTATCATATCCTTCTTTCCATATAGCTCTAAGAATTTCCATGAATTGTTCATATTGTTTTTCTAAAGGTAAATGTGTATCTACTTTAATTTTAACAGCATCAACAAAATCACTTCCATCCTCAGTATCAATAATAAGACTATTAGGCAACTGAGAAAAAATTGTTGTTTTTCCAGCTTTTGGTAAACTATAAAATAAAAGCCTTCTTGGTTCAATAACTGCTTTAGTAATAATCTTTTTTGGTAATTCTATCATAATCCCTTTTCTAATTTATAATTTCTCATTTTTTCTAAGCCTATATAATCATCTTTTTTAGGCAATTCTTTTATTCTACCAGTTTTTCCTTCTAATAGAACAGAAATATTACTATCTCCTTCAATATTTCTAGAAGCAACTATATGTACACTTCTATAACTATTTCCCCAATCTTTTAAGGAATATCCAAGATGAGAATCTAAATTTAGATAGACATTAGGATTTAATAAACCAATTACAAGATTAGCATCTTCTGATAAATTACCAGTACCTTTAAAATCAGCTCTTGTTGGAGCTAAATTATCTTTAGATACTTTTAACCTATCAATGTTTTCAAGCTCTCTATTAAATTGTGATAAGACTATTATAGTCATTCCAAATAGATTTCTAAGAAAAACAAAACCTTCAGATAATTTATCTATATTCTCTTTTTCTGATAATCCAGGATTTCTTTTACACAATGCTACATGATCAACAATACATATAATCTTTTTCTTAGGATCATTAGGAATATATCCTACAATCCTTTGTTTAGTGATCTTATTATTGAATTCATCTCTTTCCACTATATTCTCTCTTAACACTTTACCATTTCTTTCAGCCACTTCAAACATCATATTAAATATACTGCTTGGAGTTTCTTTATCTTGATAAAATGTAATTAATTTAGGAGAATCTTTCTTAGGAATACCATTTTCATCTAAATCTCCAAATAATCTCACAATATCTGTATCATAGATTTCATTTACTAGTTTTAAATGTTCTGGTGTTAATTTATCTTTACATCTTCCTAAGATATAGTTAGAATCACAATAAATTCCATATTTAATATCCATGAAGTATGCTACCCATTTAGCAATTTTTTCTACCAAATCAATCTCCATTGAAAAATAGTGATATTCAACAGGTTCATTCTTTGGTAAAATATCATTAATATATGGTTGTAAGATAAAACAATTATCTAGAAATGCTGTTTTACCTGATTTAGGTCCACCACCTATTACATAATAATATTTCTTTTGAACTCCATGAATATAAGCATTTAATCTAGGTAAACCTATATTTAAACCTTGATTTAAGCCTTTTAATCCATCTTCTACAGCTCTTTTAAAAATATTATCTGTCATATACTAGTTTCTCTAACTCTATGTTCAACAACATTACCTTCTTTAATTGCCTCAATCTCTTCAGCTAATCTAGATATTTCATTTTTTTCAATAAAATATACTAATAGCTGCATATACTGCATATCTCCATATCTAAAAGAATCTACATAGTGTTTAGTAGCATTTAATATCTCCTCTCTTGTATATTGAGGATATTTGGACATAAATCTTTTTAACTTAACTACTATATTAGCTAATGTTCCTCTCCATCTATAAATAGTTCCAGGTTTTGCTCCTTTAGGAAACATTTCAATCATTTCTTTAGCAAGAGAAATAATTTCATCTGATTTAATAGGACTATTTCTAGTAGAGATTAATTTCTGTCCTTTAGTTCTTAATACTATTTTACTATCAAGTATCTTTATGAATAAGTTCTCTTGTAGCTTTAGTAAATCATCAAAACTTCTTTCCACACATTCAGGAATTAAGTTAGATTCTACTGTAGCTAATAACATAAATTGATTGACTGTTACTCCTGCTTCTACCAACCTCTCCAGTCTCAATTCCATATTAGTCCTCCTTCTCTAATTCTTTCAAGATCTTATTAGCAATAGCAATTCTCCTTTCATATTTTCTTCTAATAATTTCACTTACTAGAAAGATAGTTGTCTTTGGAGGAAGTTTTAGATTAATCAACTCAGTCAGACCCCATACTTTGTCTTCTAATGTTTTTACTTGTAATAACTCAGCAATTTTCTTTGCATTTTCTTTACCTAATCTTACTACTACTCTTACATTAAAAATGTCTTTTCCATAACCCTTCATATCTTCTTCACATTTTAAGATTGTTCATTTTTAAGTTTTTCTCTCCATAAATATGCACTTTTAATGTTAAATAAATTATTATTTTTCTATCAAAGCTAGAGATAATTGTAATGCTTTTGCTTCTGCTTTATCCATATGCTCTGTTAAAGAATTAGCTTCTTTTATAGTTCTTTCTATTTTAGCATCACATAGAGTATCTCTAATCTTTTTTAAATGATCCTCATTGTAGTCAGAAATAAATATTTTACTATTAGGAGTTCCATATATTATAGCTAACCTATAGTTTGTTCCAGTATCTACTATATCTTCTATATAATAAATAAGTTGAGTGTTTAACACTTCAGTTTTAATCCTACCAATTTTAACTGGCTTACTTTCTATCTTTATTAGCATCTTCTTTAGGTATTTCTTTTAAATAATAATTAATAGCTTTTAAAGCATTATCTGGAAGCTGTTTTGCTTCATCACTGTTCTTTATATATTCTAGTACAGTGCCTATTCCAAATATCTTATATAAAGTATTAGTACTTGGAGTAATAAGAACTAATATAAGAAAGCATATATTAGAAATAAATGCATTTTTGAGCCATTTTTTAGCAGATTTCTTTTCAAAACCTTCAAATTCTGGATTTGTATAACTCCACAACATTCCTAATATTGAGATAGAGGCTATTGAAGATATAATCAACAATAGAATGAAAATAAATTTAATACTATCTGCACTTTCTATTAAATATAAAGCCCAATAACTATTCATCTTCTGATTTTTTAATAATTTGTAAATTTTCTTTATTTACTAATTGCCACCAAATTATAGCAAGCACAACATTTACATATAATAGAAGCTCATTCACTTTGACTTTTTTCTAAATAATTATTTACTGCTTTAATGAAGTTTTCAGGCAACTCTTTTACTTTTTCATTTGTTTTGCTATATTCTATAACAGTTCCTAATCCTATTATTCTATAACAAGACTTTGTAGAAGGAAGCAATGTTACAGACAATATTAGTACTGCCAATATTGGTGTTATCTTTTTAAGATGCTTTTTAGCAAGTTCTTTTTCTTTTTCATCTCTTGCTATAGAAGCAACTATTAAGAACACAATAAAAAGTATAGACACAATACTTAGTATTATACTTAACAAAGCAATAAAGTTGTCTGCTTGTTCAATAAAATAAAGTAACCAGTAACTATTCATCTTCTGAACATTTAATAATTTGTAAATTTTCTTTATTCACTAGTTGCCACCAACAAACTAATCCACCTGGATCATCATTCTTAGACAGCAACTTAATAATTATACTTTCAGCTTCTTCTAGAGAATCTGCTTCCCCAATTAAATCTTTCATTCCTCCTTTAGGATAAACATTGGCACTAAAAAAGATTAGAATCTTATTCTTCATAATAATTTTTCTTTAAATAAAAATTAAATACTAACTTGTACCCATAGACTTTATCTATATTTTTTATAATAGTAAATAAGAATGTATATCTTTTAAAGATAAAAAGTTTATTATCCATAGTAGAAACTATATGAAATTTAGGTTTACAAATAGAAAGACAAGAAAAAGGAATTGCTAGTATAAAATCTTTTTTGTCATAAATAGAATTTGTATTTCTTATTGTTACTTTAGTTTTATGTTTTATTAGATCTCTTATCCTAGATGCTGAATAACAATCTCTAATAAATAAAAGCTCATAATGATAAGGTATTCTCCAAACAGTAGTTTCTATATTAGAGAAATCATATGTATCCTTATCATACTTCCAGAATTTATCATGAATTTCTTGTAATTCATATGTAAAATTTTTCTTTAAAGAAGCTTGATAAGTGATATACATTATACTTGTAATAAGTGTATCTAAAATAAACATTCTATGTTGAAGTTTTTCAGCATATATAGAATTCTTTGTTAATTTCTTCAAAGTTCCTAAATATTCTATCTCCAATATCCAATGATAAGCTAACATTCTTAGAATTCTCCAACATCTTAACTTCTTTAAGATAAAAAATATTATTTTCTTTGTCACATATATAAGTATTTATGGTGAATAAAGTTATTTCTTCTTGGAAAGTACAATTTCTAATAGTACAGTTATGATAAACTTCTTTCTTAGAATCTTCTATTGCCTCTTCTAATGTAAATAATTTTCCTCTCCAATATAATTCTCTTTTTCTTATTACAAATACTCCAACATATTTAGAAGATTTACATCTACATTGTTTTCTTAAATTTGAATAATATGTATTGATTTCTTTACCAAGATAACTTCCCCAACCAATACCATAATCAAGTGAAAACAAATATTCTTGAATTTCTATTTCCTTATCTATATTAAAAATTATGTAATAAGAATGATTTCTTTCAATTTTAATATTCATAAGGAATGATATGTATCTGATTTCCTATTTCTGCCACTTGATACATCTCTAAATAATTAGAATGTTCCCAATAATCTAGAGCTTCTTCTATAGAGTTAAAATGTCTAACTTCATCCCAGTTAGTAGAATAAATATTAGATTGAGGAGTTTTAAAGAATCTAAAATCTCCATTGTTAAATCCTAAAGGCCTTTTCATATTAAATAACTACAGTGTTAGATTTACTTCTAATAATTAAAATATTTTTTGGACTAAGTCCTAATAATTCACATATTTCTTCTTTAGTGATTATTTTTTGTTCTCTTTCAATAAGTATTCTCTTTAAATAATCTTCTCTTTTAGCAATACACCAACTATAATTTCCATATTTAGTCCATTCAAAAGATCCAGGGACAGATCCATTAAATTTAATGTCATTAGAAATGACATAAATTTTACCATCTTCCATGAATAAAATACCATGAGATACAGTTAAACCACCTTCTGTATAAGTTATATAAGCTTTATCTTGTCCAACTTCTTTTATATAATCAGACAATTTCTTTAATAAGGATTCTATCATTTTTTCTTTGTGTTATAAGATCTTCTAAATTTCTTTACTTTGTAATTATTAATCTTCTCTTTAGATTGATAATTTTCAAAATAATCATTCTTCTTTCTAGCCATAATATCTATTTTAGTTATTATATCTTTTCTTTAGTTCTTTCCAATCTTTTATAAAATCTGAAATTACCTTAGGAAGAGATACTACTAAGAATACTAATACTGCAACTATAAAAGCTAGAATTTCATATCCTTCTGTGATCTTTCCTTGAAAATATATTGCTGAAAATAATAAAGATCCTAGAATAATAGAAAAAATAACATTAACTATTACTTCTATGATAAATTCTTGTAAATAAATCTTTTTTATTGGATGCATAATTTAAATATTTATTATTCTTTTAGATATAGGTTTAAATAAATTTAAAATGTTTTCTCCATTTGTATAACCCATACTCCCTAAACAAGCATCTGTACTAACTTGTATTAAAGTGTCATTAGGTAAATTTAAAATTTCTTTAAGTTCTTCTGCTGTAATAGAAAACACTTTTTCATTTTCAAGAAAAGCTACATAACTAGCAACTCTCCATCCAGGAAGTTCTATAAAAGAATCGTAACCATGAGGAAATTTTTTAGTTGTGCTTCTAGTAAAGCGATATACTATCTCTTTTTTATCTAATTCTTTTATCCAGTTAAAATAAAATATAAATCTATTATCTTTTAAATATAGATGTCCAACTATTTTAGTTAACATTGATGGATCTTTTTCTTGGTCTATGTTGTATACATCTACTAAATCTCTAACATATACACAACATTTCTTTCCTAAAATATCTTCAACTTTCATGTTTTATCTCAGAATAAAATTCAACAATTTCTTCATTAATAGGGATAATACCATAATTACTAGATCTTATATGATTACATATAAGTACATTTGCTAATTTTAAAGCATTTTCTATCCAGATATCTCCCACACATTCTATTTCAATCACTTCTTTTCCTAAAAATTTCATTCTTTTAAAAGCTTTTAAAGGCAAATTTATTTTAGGATTATCTTTGTTATATATAATATATGTTTTTTCATCTATATTACTTAAAAAGTCTGCAAGATCTAGTACAGCTTGAGATTCTTTAGTAATAAATACACTAATATTATTTTCTCTAGCTTTTTGAAGAAATTCCTTTATTAAGTTTATTTCTTGTCCTTGTTTTATATCAGGAAATACAGAATAATAACCTCTCCATCTGTTACCTAAAAAGTCTTTATCTGTAAGCCAATTTAAGAATGTATCTGTTAATATAATTTTACTTCTACAAGGATCATTCCAGATTAATTTATACAAGTCAGCTCCTGATACTTTATCATCAGGCAGAAACAATCTGCCACCTGTTGCATCATAAGATAATGTTATAAGTTTATTCTTTTTATTTTTAAAGGTTATCTCCATCACTATATCCTCCTACACAGTAAGTTAAATTTTTAATTTAATTTCAAAATCTGCTAGTTTTCTAAGATCACTTGTAGGAACTTTAACTATTATATCTCTAGACCCATTTCTTCTATAAGGAATATAAAAGTCATAAGGAGTATCATATACTAGTTCTTTACCTTTAATTTTAGATTCTATATAAGGAGGTAATTTCTTTGTTTGTACATATATAGCTGTTTCTTCTGTTGCAAATATTACAAAGTCTTCTTTGCCATATATCCATCCAGGATTACCTCTTACATTTAAAACTTCAATCCAATGTATAGTTCCATCTAAAGGACCTGTTGATCTTCTAGCTCTTTTTAATGCTTTGATGTCATAACTAATCCAAGGACTATCAGAATCTTTTCTCCACCAAAAGTCTATATGATTAAACATATCTTCTTTTATTGAAGCTTTTTTAACCTCTCCCTTAAAATAGTCTTGATGGATTTTCATCATAACATCTTCCCATTCTTTACCATATTTCCATGCTTGTTGCCTTGTTACCATTTCTACCCTTCATATCTCCACTCAATAAGGTAACTAAAATAAGATTATGTGGCATTAAACATTAGTTTTCTAAATATTCTTCTATTATAGCTTGTTCAGGAATCACTTTTAAAACTTTTATTTTTATGGTTTCTCCTGTACCCCAATCAAAATCTTCTTCTAAAACTTTTAAAACTTCATTTTCAAGATAATAAGAATAGTCACTTCCTATTATAGAAAAGCTACTACCATCCCAATTTATAGGAGCTATAAATTTTATTTTATTAGGCCCTTCACATATACAAGTGAAAGTTTGCTCTTTTAGATTATCAAAATCTAATTTTTTAAATTCTTCATATGTCATACTAATTCTTCTTCAAATTCTTCTATAATAGTATTTAGTAAATAAACAGTTTTAGGAATAAAACCATATTCATAGTCTAAAAATTTTAGTGCATCTTCTTTATCAAAACTTCTATTTATTCCTGGCAATAACAGATAGTTGTTATAAGTTTTTTCAACAACTAAATAAGGTCCTATTCCAGCAGCACAGACATTTCCTTTAAGAAGAAATAAAATACTTTCTTTATCTTTACTAGGAAAGTCTTTATTTAAGAATTCTTCTATAGTCATACAACTAACTTTCTTTTATTTCAAATAATATATCATACATTCTATCAAAATTACTACTATTAACCCAACATTTAGAGCTATCATTTATCCAATAAATTTGAGCAGTAATAGATTTTGAAAATAATGTAGTGACTTTTTTTAAAACAATAATTTCTAATTGTTCTCTAGTAGTTTTTCTTTCTACTATATAATGTTTATCTTCTAATAAATCTTTTAATCCAAACATATTTTTACATCAATAATAGGCTCTTCTGTTGAAATATTATTCTCTTCAAAAACTTCACTAAAGTTAATAGGAGTGACACTTTTTAGAGATTTTACAAATTTAGAATTAAATATTCCTTCATACATATATTTACAATCTTTATTTCTCTCATATAAAAAATAATTTTGTATTATTCTTTCTTTATAAGAATCTGGTAGAGTCATAGATATTAAATGTTCTCCTTTTTTTAAAGATTCTAAAGTTAAAGGTTCTAATGATAATTTATTGAAAGCTTCAAGATCAATTTTACTATCTAAAATCTTAATATATTTTGTATTTACATGTAATATAAGTCTCTTTATTGGCTTTTGAGAGCTAAGATTTTTATAATAATAAAATTTTTCATAGAAACCTTTTCTTTTTGAGACAATATAAAAATCCAAGATTTTTGCTATACAAGCACAAATACTTCCTATATATTGTTGATTGTTATCTTCTGCAAATAGCTTTGGAGGAGATACTTTTAACTTTAATTTTTTATATGTTGCAAAAGGTTCTTCTGTAATTGATGATAGAAATTGTCTGTGAAAAACTAAATCTTTTAAATGTTTTTTGTTCACTAAATAAAATTCAAGATATTTCATAATAGTCTAATTACATTGGTATCCATTTCTTCTAAAATAGCTTTTAAATTAATAGTTTGAATTTTATCAGAATATTTTTTCATAATTTTAGATTTGTTTGTACATAAATAATAGCCATCAAAAGTTTCAAGAAAATAATTTTTTATATCTGAAAATTCTAATTCTTTTTTAAAGAGAAACCAAGATTTAGAATCTTCTAGTTTAATTTCATTAATTTTATTCTCAATTAAGATATTATTTTCTGGTTTATATGGAAGAATATTTCTTAAAGGTATAGTTGCAGAATTAACAGGTACTACTAAAAGTAAATGATTCTTAGATATTGAATAACAATAGGATGCAGAATAAATATCATTTTTAAAGATTAAATAAGAGAATTTTTCTTTTTTAGAAGAAAATGAAATGGCTGATTTTACAAAAATATCTTCAAATCTAGTTTTAAAACTAGTACCAGATATTCTTTTGGGTCTTAAAAATTCTTTTATATTTAAAATATATAATGCAAACATTTTATGAGATTATAATGATTAAAGGATCTACTTCTTTTTCTTCAAGAATTTCTTCTATTCTACTATGTACATAATCAGTTATGTTTTCATAAGATGAAAGAAAATCTCTTTTAATTTTTTCTGAAAGATTCCTATCAAAATGAATTTGTCTATATTGAGCTAAATCATATTCATCTAGACAATGAAGATTATATCTACAACTATCTTCAACTCTAAAAACAGTAATTCTTCCTTTTTTATCTTGAATATAACTATTTAAATTAGATTTTAGAACTTCATATTCTTTTATATAAAAAACTTCATTTTTTGAAATCTTTGGAAGAGAATCAAAAATATTAAAAGATGGTCTATCACCAAAGCCTAGATATTTTCTAGAGAAAGATATTAAAGGTTTTGAATGTAAAATATATCTCTCCAGAAGTTTATCATATATTTGCATATAAAAATAATCTGAATCTTTTTCAAATAAATTACCCTTCCAAATCATAAATGAATAGAGAGAAAAATATATCCAATCATTGGCTCCTATTTTTTCCTCTCTATGATATAGTTTTAATAGTTTGTTCTTATTAAATAATATTAACATACTACTTATTTTTAAGTCTTCTTTTTATTT